GCGAGGAAGAGAATACCCCCTATTTTATTGGTTAAAGTGAGCCTTTTGGGAAATCTATGTTCTCAGCAAGGAAGGCCTACCTTCTTTTATTGAACTAGATTTTTTATGACTACAGTGTCAGAAAGTCTCATATGAGACGGAGCGGATGTCATACATTGACACAACTTCTGTCTCAAGAGGATTTTCTATTTTCGAAATTTCAAAGTACTCGTCATCGATGACTCTTTCTACTTTACCTTTCCATCCGCCGTTCTTGATTACGCGAACTTCTGAGCCCACCATCTTAGAGTTATAAGACATAATGTCTTTATTTGAATCGCTCATGTTTATTCTCCAGAGCTGCCAAAGCCGCCCTGTCCTCTTTCTGAATTATTTAAGGTTGTCATTTCTGTCCATTGGCCTTGGTGGCATTTCTCAATGATTAATTGAGCAATCCTGTCACCGGGTTTAATGTCTAGCTTATTGCCTGAGCCAAACATTGCCTCAAAAGTGCTAGGCCTTAAATTATAACCTTCAAAATTCAAATTTATCAATAAAATTTTTATTTCTCCGCGGTAGCCGGAATCAATTACACCAGCCATTACGTCTATACCCTTTTTAAAGGCAAGGCCGCTCCTAGGAGCTATTCTGCCATAAAAACCTTTTGGAATCTCTACGGTTATGCCTGTTCCGACTAGCCTTCTCTGAAAGGGTTCTATGGTTGCGTATTCTGTTGAAAATAAATCATAGCCAGCATCTGAGTCGTTCGCCTGAAAAGGTTCACGAGCTTCTTTTATCAATTTGGAATATTTAATTTCCATACCGCACGCATTCTATGCCGTAGAAATCGAAAATCTCAAGGCCTTTTTTGTCCATTTTGTAAATTTGATTATATACTACTTTTTCAATACCGTACGCAGCTATCATTGTTGCGCAATAAGAGCAGGGCAGGAGGGTACAGGCGAGAAGTTTACCTTCTCCCCTTTTTATTAAACTTAAACAATTCACTTCTGCATGAATCATGTAAGGGCGCCTGTGGTTTCTGTTTCTTAAAAACTGATATCCGACTTTCTTTCCCGGTGCTAGGCCGTTGTAGCCGACGGCTATGACCATATTTTTATTGTTTAAAACACATGCGCCAACTTTCTGGTACATGTCTTCGCTCCTTTCCGCTACTGTCGAAGCTATTTTTAAAGCATATTCTTCCCATGAAGGCCTCATGAAAAAAAGGATATTTTGATTGGGGATTTAAGTCAAACATAAATCTAAAAAAAATGTTGACAAACTCTCCCGCCTCAAATAGAACTTCTGAGGTGCTACTGTTGCTCTAGCACTTTAAAAGGTGGGCAGCCCCGTAATCCAACGTCCGGCTACGCTATGGAGACTTGCGCCCGGAGAAGACTGATCGGTGTGACAACGGCACTTGATTAGGCGAGTAGGTAAGGTGAGGCCACATAGAGTGGGTATGTTCTACCGTGTACCCCATAAAGGCTAGCCGGGGAGTAATCTCAGGGAAAAGAAGGATTGCCGGTGTGAAGGATTGAAGTTCATTTTTTTTGAACTACCACTTTCACGGGGAAAGTCTCCGTTTCACTTCGACTTTCTAGGGAAAAGTTTATTATTTATATTTTATTTATTTAATCTAAATAATATGAATTAAAATGGATTTTAAGTATACTAATATAGGATTAAGTGGAGTTGCTGGTTGCGGAAAAAATACTGTAGCTAGTATTATTGGTAAGTTATTGCAAAGACTTGACCTCCCTCATAGGGAGCTTTCTATTGCAAACAACTTAAAGAAAGAGCTAAGCTCTGCTTCGAAAGATTTATATGGAATAGATTCTTTTAACTGTACTAGAGAAGAAAAAGACTTAATAAGACCGTTTTTAGTGGCGCATGGCGAAATAAAAAGAAAATTATCAAACGGTAGGCATTGGGTAGATCAAGTCACTTCTGAATTAACGCCCGAAAAAATAAATATTATTACTGATGTCAGGTTTAACGAGTACGAAAAAGATGAAGTTTATTGGGTGAAAAATGAAATAAACGCAGTTTTGATTCATATTTCTCAATTCCATGAAGAAAATAACAAAAGAATTTTTTTGCCGCCAGCTAATCAAGCAGAAGCTAAAAATGACCCCTTAGTCAAGAGAGAGGCTGACTTTATTCTTAATTGGCCGCGAGAAAAAGATGCAACTAAGCAAATATTAAATTGCGAAAAGCTTCTTAAATGGCTAAAAAATATATATGCTGGAGAAAACATCGCTTGAAAACACCAGATGCCAGCCTATTTTAGCGTGCTGCGGGGTTGACGCTATACTTAAAAGTCAGCCTAGCAACTCTTTCTCAAAAATATTAAATCCCTATTTTTCTTACTTTTATGAAATAAGGATTTCTAAGTTTGATTCAAAAATATTTTCTGATGACCCTTCTAGCTATTTCGCTTACTTAGTTCAGATTTATTCAGAGTCTGACGACTTGATAGATCCACCCTATCAAGACGCAAATATTTTTTTAGAAAAAAATTTTGACGACCTCACTAAATACTCTATAATTTTACCGCGACTATTTAAAAGTCATCGCCGCTATCTCATTGACTTTCAGTTAGATAAGGTATGTACTTTTGGACAGTTCGGGAAAAAGGTAAATTTATGGAAACAATCAAATGGTCTTTTTTGAGCGACGATCACCTAATAGAAAGAGCTAAAAAGTCTAATTGCGAAAACAGCCTCATCGAACTTTCCAACCGTCACAGCGGCTTATATTTTAAAATTTTAAAAAAATACTCCAAGAGTTTTAGCGCCAACAACATTGACGTTAATGAAGTAGCGGCCGAAAAAAACTTAATTATTTGGAATTCCATAAAAAGTTTTAATACTACGAAAAAAGTAAAATTTTCAACTTGGCTCGCTAATCAGGCTAAATACCACTGCCTGAATACTTTAAATAAAAAAAGCAAAGACCGCCTAGTCTCAACGGGCGATGAAATATTAGATTACCTCAAAGAGATAGATGATAATACCTGCTTTGAGAATCTATTTGAATTCATTGAAAATATTCTAAATCAACTAAAAGATAAAAGAATAAAGAAAATTTTTTCCATGCGTTACTCAAAGGAGGATAAGAAGCCCTCTTGGTGCATTGTTGCTAATAAACTTAACATCAGTACGCAGACAGCGATAAACCTCCACAATAGAGGCATATCAATTTTAAGAAAAAAAATAGACAGCAAAAAACTTTTAGATAATATATAAAAAAGGGTTGACAAAACTTTTTTTTCAACTAATTTACAGATTCTTATGTCGAACGAACAGAAGAAAAACGACTGGCAAGAGCGCGAACTTGGCGCTCTTTGGGCAAAGAAGAGCAACAATGGCTCTCAATACATGACTGGACACATTGAACTTAAAGGTCAGGCTGGTAAAGTACAGCTTGTGGTATTTAAGAATAAGTCTAAGTATAACGAAGATGGGACTGTCAAGAGTGAAAATGCTCCAGACCTTCGCATTTACCTGAGCGAATCCAAAGAGGAGAGGGAGAAGAAGTCTGAGTCTCCAGCTGCTTCAACCTCAACTAACGACGGCGCGCTGTTTTAATGGAATTTGCGCTCCATCTACCTCTTAACGGGGTTAGCTTCGGACAGGTCAGTACTGCCCTTCTGCGTGAATTTCACCAGAGGGGCGTACTGCCTTCTTTATTTACAGTAGGACAGGTAGATCTTAACTCTCAGGAAATTACCGCAGAGTTTAATACTTGGATTCAAGACAGGATAAAAACTTCTTATGAAGCCTACAGTAGAGATACGCCCATTTTTAAACTTTGGCACCTTAACCAAGATAGCCTTACTTCTTTTGCCAAAGAACAAACGCTTTTTACTTTTTACGAGCTAAACCACCCAACTTCTTTTGAAGTAAATATAGCGAAAAACCAAAAAAATTTAATAGTTAGCTCGAACTACGCCAAAGATGTTTTAAATTCTTATGGTGTAGATAATTGTCATTATGTGCCTTTGGGTTTTGACAAGCACAACTTCCATGTAAAAGAGCAGGAATACCTGAAAGGCAAGATAGTTTTTAATCTTTGCGGCAAATTAGAAAAACGAAAACACCACAAAGAAGTTATTCAAGCTTGGGTTAAAAAGTATGGGAACAACAAGGACTATGTTCTTCAATGCGCTATAACAAATCCATTTCTTAAAGAAGAAGACTTTAAAGCTTGTTTGAATCAAATTTTAGAAGGCAAGCAGTATTTTAATATCAATTTTCTAGGAATGATGCAAAAGAATAGCCTGTACAACGACTTCTTGAATTCTGGAAATATTATCCTTGGGATGTCAGGCGCAGAAGGATGGGGCCTTCCAGAGTTTCAATCAGTTTGCCTAGGTAAGCATTCAGTTATTCTTAATGCAACTTCCTACAAAGACTGGGCTAACGATTCTAACAGCGTCATGGTTGAACCTAATGGAAAAACTGATGCCGCTGATGGTATATTCTTCAAAAAGGGAGGCTTTTTCAACCAAGGAGAAATTTTCACATTTGACGAAGATGAGTTTATAGATGGCTGCGAAAAAGCAGTAGACAGATATAAATCTGATCCGGTTAATAAGGAGGGGCTTTCCCTTCAAGATAAGTTTTCCTACTCGAACACTGTTGATAAGATTATGGAGGTTATGAATGCCTGAATATATTTACGAACACCCTGAAACCGGAGAGCAAATAATCGTGCTTCAAAGTATTCACGAGGAACACGTTTACGAAATTGATGGAGTTGCCTACGATAGAGTATACACAATTCCAAATACCTCTATAGACACCCAAATAGACCCGCATTCAGCTAAAGATTTCAGAGAAAAAGCTAAAGGTACGATTGGCGACTTATGGGATCAGTCAGCCGAAGCTTCTGCGAAAAGAGCTGAAAGACACGGAGAAGATCCAGTTAAAAAGCAATACTACAAAGATTACGCGGAAAAAAGGCAAGGAGCCAAACATAAAGACGATCCTTCAAGGAAGTTAAACTCAAAGCATTTTAGTGTTGAATGACAAGATCATATTAATAAGTGATTTTTTTATCGATGATTTTGTAGGCGGAGCAGCTTTAAATGACGAAGAAATTTTTGTTACTTTAAATAAGCACTACGACGTACAAAAAATTAAAAGTCGCTACTTGTATCCGGGGTTCATCCAAGAGAACCTCGATTCTTTTTTTATAATATCCAACTTCTTTGGTATTGAGCCTTCCTTAAAGCAATATATACAGGAAAATTGCAAATACATCCTGTATTGCCATGACTACAAGTTTGTCCATCACACAAACCCAGCTTTATATCCTAATTTTGTAGTCCCTCCAAATGAACTAATCAATGTCGATTTCCACAAGAAAGCGGCGGCTGTAGTATGTCAGACAGGATTCCAGAAAGATATTTATGACAGGAATATAGGAGAACCTGAAAAGACTATTAATTTTTCTGGCAATCTATGGTCTGAGAGTCATTTAAACTTGCTTGAAAAGTTAGGCAATGACCCAAGAGCTATTGACAAATGTGCAGTAGTGGACTCTCCCTATCCGCAAAAAGGAACTAAGCAATCACAGGAGTATTGCAGGCAAAATAATATACCCTTTGATACTATAAAAGATCCAGATTACGAATCTTTTCTAAAGCTTCTGTCAATGTATTCTTCTTTAGCCTTCCACCCATCTACACCAGAGACATGTTGCAGGCTTGTCTTGGAAGCTAAAATGCTAGGACTTAAAGTTATTACTAATGAATTAATCGGGGCTTCGTACGAGCCTTGGTACGACAGGAACGGCTTATCTCTGATAAATACTATGAGAAACAAAAAAGAAGACCTACTAGAATTAATAAGAAATGTCAGACGGTAAAATAACAGTAGTCCTTAATGGATACAGGCGCCCGCATACGCTTGAAGCCCAAATACAATCACTCAAGGCTCAGACGGTTAGCCCGGACATGGTCATGTTCTGGCAGAACAAAGATTCTGACGAGAACTTTGATTACTCTCTGCTATCTAATTGTGTAGTAACTACAAGCAATGCGAACTTTGGAGTTTGGGCGCGATTTGCATACGCACTTAATGCAACAACGGAGTATGTTTGCGTTTTTGACGACGATACTATACCCGGAAGAAAGTGGCTTGAAAACTGTTTAGATACTATTAAAACTCACGAAGGCTTACTTGGGACTATAGGAGTTATTTTCAATGACGAAAATTATATAAGTTACGACAGGTGGGGCTGGTCAAATCCTAACGAAGTAACTACTCAAGTTGACATAGTTGGGCATAGTTGGTTTTTCAAAAGAGAGTGGCTTGGAACTTTCTGGAGAGAGGCCCCTGTTCCAGAAAGCAGGATATGCGGTGAAGATATGCACTTTTCTTATTCCATACAAAAATACCTTAACCTAAACACATATGTCCCTCCTCATCCCGCAAACAATCAGGACATGTGGGGATCTAATCCCAACTTAGCGTACCAGTATGGAGTTGATAAAAATGCCATATCAGTAAATTATCATGGATCTCATTTTGGTAATTCTCTTCAATCCACAATCAAAAAAGGATTTAAGCTAATAAAAGGATGAAGAAAATTCTAATATGCTACGGCACCAGACCGGAATATATAAAAATAGAACCAATAATCCTTCATGACCTTTCGCAGTTCCATGATATAAAAACCTTATTCACAGGTCAGCACAAAGATATAGTACAAGCCTCCGTTAAACCTACATATTCCTTAGAGATGAATGCCTGCGCTCCAAATAGGCTTAACTCTATGGTAGCCAACATTACTGGATCTTATGCATTTGATCAAATTTTAAGCGATGGATTTACCCATGTTCTAGTGCAAGGGGATACTGCTTCGGCTTTTGCTTGCGCTTTCGCGGCATTTAATAAAGGTATAAAAGTTATACACCTAGAGGCCGGATTAAGAACAGGCGATAAGAGCCACCCTTTCCCAGAAGAGGCGTATAGACAATGTATATCCAGAATAACCGATATACATTTATGTGCAACATATTACAATTTCCGCAGCCTTTTGAAAGAGAGTATAACTGAAGCGGAGATGCACGTGGTAGGCAACACAGTGCTCGATCATTTGAAAGATGTTTCGATCAGCTACAACAATGATGTTTTAATAACACTGCACCGGAGAGAAAATCATAAGTTTATCCCTTTTTGGTACAGCCAAATAGAAGATTTAGCCGAACAAAACCCTAAGTTAAATTTTATTCTTGTAGCTCATCCAAATCCTAACTCAAGATGCGTCTTCAAAAGAGCGCTTACCAATACGTCTATCATAGACCCCATGAGTCATAAGTCTTTTATAGACAGGATTTCTAAATGTAGGTTTTTAATAAGCGATAGCGGAGGAGTCCAAGAAGAAGCTTCTTTTTTAAAAAAGAGAGTTATCATTTGCCGAGAAACGACAGAGAGGCCGGAAGCTTTAGAATCTTTTCATTATTTATGTAAAAAAATAGGAGACTTGCCAAAAATATTTAATAATATAGTAAACGATTATAAGCCCGAAGGCGAATGCCCCTTCGGAGACGGCAAAGCGGCCGAAAAAATATTACAAGTACTATGAAGGTAACAGTTACAGGAGGTAGAGGGTTCATTGGTAGCCACTTCGTTGAAGAAGCTTTAAAAAGAGGCTGCAAAATACACGACATAGACAAGATGGGCTATGCCTCTCATCGCCGTTTGCCTTGGGACCGGCACAGTAACTACTCTTTAACGCACGGAAATATTGCGAGCATAAGGCATATACCTACTTGTGATATTTTAATTAACTTTGCTGCGGAAAGCCATGTAGACAACTCTATAACAAACTGCGCTCCTTTTATAGAATCCAATGTTAACGGAGTCCACAATTTGCTTGAGTTAGTTAGAGTCACTCCTAAATATAAACGTCCCCTATTTTTTCATATAAGCACTGATGAAGTTTACGGAGATACATTAGAAGGTTCTTTCAAAGAGGCTGATAAACTCAATCCCAGCAACCCGTACTCTGCTACAAAAGTTTGCTCAGAGATGTTGATAAATTCATATCATAGAACATACGGTATAGACTATGTTATGACTCGTAGCGGAAATAATTATGGCGCCAGACAATACGAAGAAAAATTGATTTCTAAATGCGTTACATGCGTAAGAGAAGGAGAAAAAATACCAATCCACGGAGATGGTTCTTACATAAGAGACTGGACATACGTCAAAGACAATATTGAAGGAATCTTTAGCATTATAGACGCAGGCATTAAAAATGACTGCTTTAACGTATCTGCAAATAATTACCTTACTAATATAGACGCAGCGAGATCAGTTATAAGGTTCATAAAAGGATTCACAGACCTATCAGTAGGCGATGAGTATATAAAATTCGTAGAAGATAGATGGGGGCAAGACATTAGGTACTCTGTTAACATATCCAAAATTACCGAAGCTACAGGATGGAAACCCAAATATAATAACGGTCTTTACTTGGATTTTTTAAATGAAGATACAACATATTAATCACGCGTCTCTTTTAATCGAGAATGATGGGAAATACATGCTAACTGATCCTTGGGTTATTTCTCCCGCGTTTGGTGGATGGACTCAAAACCCCTACCCACTAACTGAGTTAATAAAAAAAATTATATCTATACCCTCAGAAGATCTTTTAGTTGCTGTATCCCATGGCCACGATGACCACTTGGATGAGTTTTTTATATCTTCTCACTTACGAGAAAGTAATTTTATTGTTCCTAAATATAAATCTCCGGGTACTAGAAACAGACTAAGGAAATTAATTTCAGGAGACTTAATTGAAATCGGTGAAGAAGAGATAAACTTGAACGGCTTTAATCTATCTGCTTTTATCCAAGAAGACTACACAGACGCTGATGGCATAATCGCAATTAGGACAGAAGGCAATTTATGTATTCATGCGAATGATAATTGGCACGAGTATACAGATAACCTCATATCGAAAATAAAAGTATTAATAGATAAAACCCCAAAAGAAAAAAGTATTTTTCTTACGCAGTGCGGGATAGCTGATTGTTACCCTTGGAACTATCCTAATCTAAGCGATGAAGAATGCTTGAATATTATTTCTGAACGAGCAGAGGGTTTCAACAAGGCAATTAAATCTAACTCGAAAAGGCTAGGGCTTGATAGAGCTTACGCTTACGCCAACCAATCTAAACTCAACAAGCCACATGCTAGGAATATATCAAAAACTCCTTATGATCTTATACAAAGAAAAATGGAGCCTAGCACCCAGCAGCTTAACCCTAAAGATTATTTTAATAATTCAGAATATAAAAAACATGAACCTTTTGATTTTTTCAATTCTACTATTTTTGATTCTTGTTTTCTAGAGTATCAAAATTTAGCTAGAAGGTATTGCAAAAATGAAAATGTTTTTTTTCAAACGTCTCCCCCTGAAAGACAAAAAAAAGAATGTGTTTATTATGTTGCTGATGAACTTACATGGATAAAAATTCTCACAGGAGAGCTAACCTTAGAGTCTATATCAATAGGAGGCCTTGGTAGCGTTTTCAAAGAAAATAATTTTAACTCTAGAGAAATCCATTATAAAATAGGAAACTTTGGATATATAGCCCAGAATAATATTAAAACCAAAGGCTTAAACTACTACCTCAACAAATGAAAAATTATAAAGAGGAATTTTACAAACTTTTAAACCTAGTTAAAGCTCGTGATCCGTTTGCTTTTTCTCGTTTCTCTGACGGGGAAGTAACCGTCTTACGTAACAAGCAAGTTGTTATAGCTGGAGACCATTTCATACAGCACGACATTCATGGAGAAAAAAAAGTTTACGCTAATAGCTATATGCCCGAAGAGCAAAAAAGCTTTATCCCCTTTCATAATAAACGAGAATACGAAAAACTTACAGAAGCTTTTAAGTTTAAAAAGCGTAATTACATAAAGGGTATACCCGGACAGAACAGTCTAGACGGAGGCGCATCGTGGGAATTCTGCACAAGATTACACGGAGATCAAGACCACGAAAACTTATCTTTTGCTAACGTTATGATAAACGGTAACTATCATCTTTTTATAAAGGAAATGCTCCCGTTATTTAGCCAAAGAGATGTGGTGCTTGTTGCTAATGAAAATTCAAAGTTGGATAAGCTCCCATTTAAAGTGAAAAAGTTTTTTCCAATAGGCACTAACTGTATGGTAAATGACTTTGACTTACCAGAAAAAGTTAGCGCTTGGATAGAAGACAATAATACTAAAGATCATCTTTTTCTTTTCTCTGCCGCTACGCTTAGTAATTTTTTATGCTACGACTTATTTAGAAAACATGATGATAATCAATATATGGATATTGGGTCATCGCTTGGACCTCTCCTTCAATTAGAAGGGTGGAAATCGAGCAGGGTATACTTACTGGCCTACTGGGGAAACGTAGACCATCCAGTATTGCACGAGGAGGACGTATGGAATTAATAGAATGCAGCAACTTGCCCGGGGATCATTGGTATTCAATTCTCCACATAAGAAACGAAAACAGGCACGGCTTTGGCGACTCTAGCCTGATCCCTGTAGCCACCCACCATCGTTATATGTTTGAGAACTTTAAAAATTATTTACTATGCGTAGAAGATGAAAAAGTGATTGGTTTTATTGGCCATGTAAATAATGACATAAGGCTAGCTACAAGAAAATCCCATCAAAATAAAGGCGTAGGAAAATTTATGGTACAAGGCTTTATAAAAAAGTTTCCGGATTCTTTTGCCAAGGTAAAGATCGACAATGAGGCTAGCAGGAAATTATTTGAAAGTTGTGGTTTTAAAAAGAAATACTACATACTAGAGAAATGAGAAACCCTTTTAAAATAGTTGAATGGTTTGAAGAAGCTATAGCTGAATACACAGGTGCTCCTTACGCTATCGCTTGTGATAGCTGCACTGATGCTATTTTTCTTTGCTGTAAATATTGCGAGGTTCAAGGGTCTACCGTAACTATACCATCTCGCACATACGTCTCTCCCCCACAATCCATCCTACAAGCAGGAGCTCATTTAGAATTTGAAGACATTGAATGGAGTGGAATATATCAGTTAAAACCGTTTCCCATTTACGACGCCGCTAAACGCCTTACATCCGGTATGTATATACCCGGTTCTTATATGTGTTTATCTTTTCATCACAAGAAGCCATTAAAGATAGGCAAAGGAGGGATGATACTCACGGATGACAAAAAAGCAGTAGAGGCTATAAAAAAACTAAGATACGAAGGTCGCACCATAGGTGTGCCTTTTCAAGATGACGACTTGGGCGACGGGGGTTGGAACATGTACATGACGCCTGAACAAGCAGCTAGAGGTTTGACACTACTGATGGCCTACCCCAAGCATGCTGAAGATCAAATAGAAGATCCACCTTATAGAGACTTAAGAACTTTTAATTTATTTAAAAAAATATAATGGATAATATTAACTTAAACACTAGAAGAACATTAGTAGAAAGTTTAAATCAACCTGAATTTAAAACCGCAGTAGAAGTAGGCGTCTGCAAAGGCTGGTTCAGTAAGTATATACTTGACCACACCAAGATGAAACTCTTTTCAATCGACCCATGGGAAGACAATCCTGTACTTTCAGATTCACAAAACGTTTATAAAGAATGCAAAGAACGATTAGCGCCATACGGAGACCGAAACAAAATGATAAAAGGTTGCAGTCCAGAAGAATCTAAACCGTTTGAAGATGAAAGTTTAGATTTCGTTTACATAGACGGGATGCATGACTATATTTCAGTAAAGCAAGACATGGATGCTTGGTGGCCAAAACTCAGAATAGGAGGCTTTATGGCCGGTCACGATTTTAATGCTATCGAATGGAATGGTGTGGTACTGGCTGTCTCTCAGTTTGTTCAGGAAAGAAATCTTTCTTTCTTTTTGACTGGAAAGGTAGGAAACGCTTGGGAATCACTAACGGGCAGCATTGATGAATTCGATGGAGACCAACAAAGCTGGGTAATATCAAAACCTGCATTATTATGATGAACATAAACGTACCCCAAGAATGCGAAAGGTTATTTGTTGATGTTGGTTTAGCTATTGACGCCCCAAACTCGGCATCTTGGCTCTTAAAAGATGAAAAATCTTTTGTGATAGGTGTAGAGCCTAGCCCAGAAAATATTTCAGTTTTACGCAAAGGCAGGTCTTCTGATTTTCATCTTCCTTATTTATGTTTAGATAATGATCACGTTTTACTAAAAGGCGACCCTGTCTGCAAAATAGAAAATCGATTTCATTTAATTGAATGCGCTATAGATAACGTTGATTCACCTACTACCGCTCCTTTCTATATGACAGACGAAAGGAATACTGGATGTTCAAGTCTCCTAAAACCCACTGAAAAATTAAGGTTAGATGTTAAAAAAGTACATCAGGCTAAAGTAAACTCATTAAAACAAATTTTAGATGAATTTTACGAGAATACTTCACGGTTTCCATACATCACCTTACTAAAAAGCGATGCGCAAGGAAAAGACCTAGACGTAATAAAAAGCACTAGAGACTACTTGGATAAAGTCCTGTTTATTAAAATGGAGGTCCGCACTGACGGTCAATATGAAAACGAACAAAAAGTCTCTGAGATAGAGGAGTTCATGAAAAACAATAAATTTAATTTATATCGCGACTCTCATTATGATTACGTTTACATAAACTATTCACTTTTAGAAAAAATAGGTGGCGATATTAATTTAAATAATCTAAGAGATATAATATTTTCAGTATGATTACATTTTTAGAACTTGGCTCTTTTGGAAGATTAGGCAATCAACTATTTCAGTACGCCGCCTTAAAAAGCCTTGGCCTTGAGAATGGTTATGAGGTTAAAATCCCTAACCCCTCCTTAAAAGAGTGGCATGGCCAAAAATGCTTTTTAGATGATTTTAACATTAATTCGCCTTATCTAGATCAATCGGACCTCAAAGACCTTCAATACTCATATATAGAGAAGGATCCTCACCAGATAGACAATAATTTTTTCTCTACGCCGGATAACACTAACTTGCAAGGATATTTTCAGAGCCTATTTTATTTTGAAAAATTTAGCAATCAAATAAAAGAAGAGCTTACCCCGAAAGATAACTTGTTACTTCCCGCACAAGAGTCTATTGAAAAAATAAAACGAGATCACAAAAATTATGAGATAGTGGCTGTTCATATAAGAAGAGGGGATCTTGCAAATATTGATAATAGAGATGCTGCAAAAAATCTTTTCGGAAGCAACAAAGGCCCATTAAAAAAAGATTCATATTGGGCCAGATACTTTTCTTCAGCTTCAAAAACTTTTAATGACAAAAAAGTAAAATTTTTAATATTCTCAGGAGGGCAGAGAGGCAACGAAGATAACACCAAAGACATCTCTTGGTGCAAAGACAACCTCAAAGATGACCACTTTATTTTTTCTGAAGGTAATGGCCCAATGGAGGATTTTTCTTTGATTATGTCTTGCGACCACAATATATTATCTCCGGGGAGTTCTTTTGGTTGGTGGGCAGCCTATCTAAATAAATCAAAACACAAGATTGTCATAGCTCCACGTCAATACAGCCCAGACGATTTGTCTTTTCAATTTAAACCATTTTTCTACCCATCCGATTGGATAATAATCTAAAATGAAAATTGTATTTGATACACAAGGAGACTACCCCGACAGTGTTACCTCCCATTCTTACGATACTTTAAAACAGTATTCTAAACAAAGCGATAAAGAAGTTTTATTTTGCGGTTACAGTAGTACCTCTAATAAAAGCTTGCTTGAAGAATATTCAAGATACAATTCAAAAATTTATTTAAACCTAGCTACTCCTTGCGAGTTTCAATCAAAAGATGAATATGGAAGGAACGCTTTTGAACAAGTTAAATACTTTGATAAAATATATACTATCTGCCCATATACAATAAAATGGCATAGGGAAATACTTGGAGACAAAAGGTATTATTATATTTTTCACCCATTCCCGGGAGAGTATTACGCCCCTCAGACCTACAATAAAAAATATGATGTTTGTTACTTCGGCGGTGTCTATGGAAATTTTCACGAGCAAATTGTTGAGGCTATGTCTAAGTTTGACTATCGACTTATCTCGAGATCACCGTTTCCGGGCGTCACAGATTTAAATGTATTACATAAACAAAAAATAGATATAATTTCCCAATGTAAAGTTTCAATATGTTGCAATTTATTACCGGTAAAATCAGAACAAGCCCATTCTGTTATGAATTATGATGGATGGCAAAAAAACAAAGCTTTTGACAGGGTTTTTAACGGAATAATGCCGCAGTATAAGTGTCGAGCTGCTGAGGCGGCTTTCTGCAAGAGTTTGCTTTTAGTAAAAAAAGATCCTTGGAACTTGATTGAACATTATTTCCTTCCGGATAAAGAGTTTCTCTATTATGAAAATAAAAACGACCTAGAAGATAAATTACGCTACATATTAAATAATTATAGTAAGTTTTCTAGCGTTATTGATAATGCTTACAAAAGATCTTTAAATTATACAGCTAAGCCATTATTTGATATAATAAAAAGTAGAGTTGATTGGAAGCATTTATAATGAATTACTTAGTACTAGGATCATCAGGACAAGTCGGCTGCTCTTTGTTAGATTTTTTAAAAAATAAGGGGGAGAACGTTTTAGAATTTGATTTAGCTAATGGCTGCCATCAGGACCTAAGGGTAGAAGGAGCGGTAAATCACGCTATAGAAATTTCTGATTTTGTTTTCTTTTTGGCTTTCGATGTTGGAGGCTCACGCTATTTAAATAAGTATCAACACAATTTCGAATTTATAGACAACAACACTGCACTGCAGCTTTATTCTTTTAGGCAACTCAGTAAACATAAGAAACCTTTCATTTACGCGTCTTCTCAAATGTCTAGCATGGGTTTTTCTCCTTACGGTTCTTGCAAGTCCATAGGAGAAGCTTTTACAAAAAGTTTAAATGGTTTAATAGTTAAATTTTGGAATGTATATGGCTTAGAGCACGATAGTGAAAAGTTCCATGTCATTACGGATTTTATAAACAAAGCGCGAAACGAAAATCAAATAAATATGCTTACCTCTGGAGAAGAAGAAAGACAGTTTCTTTACTCAGAAGATTGTAGTGAGTGCTTATACAACTTATCAAAGTTGTACGATGAAATACCAAGAGATGAAGACCTTCACGTAACAAGCTTCAAGTGGACTAAAATCTTACACGTAGCGAATGTCATTGCATCTCACTTTAAAAACTGTCCAGTTAACGCTTCTGAAAACTTAGACTCAGTTCAAATGGGTATTAGAAACGAACCAGATAAAGCTATACTTAAATACTGGCAACCCAAAACAGATATAGAGATAGGAATTAAAAAAATAATAAACGTATGAAGAAAGTTCTTGCAGCTGGTTTTTTTGACCTTTTTCACAGTGGCCATGCCCGTTTTTTAGAGGAAGCATCGTCTTTTGGCAACTTAAGTGTTGTAGTTGGCTCCGACGAAAATTCATTAATTAATAAAGGCAAGCGACCAATATACACCCAAAAAGAAAGATGCTATATACTTTCTTCCTTAAAGTTCGTGTCGAAAGTATTCTCGCCCGAAGACTGCACCCCGTTAAATTTCGCCGACTTCCTTGAGGCCCACGACATATTTATAGTTAACGAAGACGGACATACAAAAGAAAAACAAAAGTTATGCGAGTCGAAAGGAGTAGAGTACATAGTGTTAAAAAGAGAGCCCTTAAATGGACTCAGACATAATTCAAGTACTTCTATAAAAGAGCAAATAAATCTTATCCCCCAAAGATTAGACATAGTTGGCTTTTTTGATCAAAAATTGTTAAATTCAGTCTACCCGGGATCCGTAATATTAGCCAACATAAAACCTATTCAAGCAGAGGAGCGCTCGGGCCTTTCTTCCTCCACTACAAAAGTTATAAATAAGATTTTTGGTCCATGCTTACCAAAGCATTTAGCACCAATAGAATTAGCTAAAATTGTTTTTGCCGTAGAGAACCCACCTGATAGAAAATATATCTCTGGAGTAGTCGACCAACTAGGTATTTGTTTACCGGGTATAAATCGGCTGCATTTTAAAAACGAATACTTTCCTAGTCTTGTCGAGGAGACCCCTGTAGACGTAAGAAAATGGTTGAGCAAATATACTTACCTGAAACAAACAAAGCCGCGTCCGGATGGTTATGATGTTTTCGACGGCAGAGAAGATTTCACCGAGAACAATGTTAAAAAGCTTTCTGATCTTGGGTTGAAAGTTTGGAGAGCTATACAAAACAAAGATATAATTAATCTTGCCAAGCTCCTAAACGAAACTCATGAAGCTCAAAAAAATATGATTCCGGGCTACGAGAGTGATTATGCCTATAATGTTTTAAAACATTTAAAGTTAAATCATTTTGGCACCAAGCTAATGGGCGCTGGAGGGTACGGTTACGCTTTAGTGCTAACAGACAGGCCTGATAAAGATTTTATCAAAGTAGAGATAACCTAATAATTAAAAAATGAATAACTTAGATAAACGTATAACGAACTGGCTTAAGGATTATATTGAAAAGTGCAGCCTTGAATATTTTGTCATAGGCGTTTCGGGAGGCGTAGATTCTGCTGTCACTTCTACTCTTTGCGCTCTTACAGGCAAGCCGACATTAGTCGTTAGCTTACCTATTCACCAAGAAAGCAACCAATTGACTAGGGCCAATAAACATATTGATTGGTTGAAATCTACATTCTCCAATGTGGAGTCCAAAGAGCTAGACCTGTCTCAAGTATATGACCAATTTAAAACTACTGTATATGACAATTGTTTAATTGAATACAGTCAAGACTTAGATATTAACCTTGCCCTAGCTAATTCCAGATCTCGGCTCAGAATGGTTACTCTTTACCAAATAGCCACCTCACTGAGAGGCTTAGTGGTGGGCACAGGGAACAAGGTAGAAGATTTCGGTGTGGGATTTTACACCAAGTACGGAGATGGAGGAGTAGATATATCACCTATTGCTGACCTGTATAAATCTCAAGTTAGAGAACTAGGCAAAACTCTTGGGATAAATTCTGACATTATTGAAGCCGCGCCGACAGATGGTTTATGGGAAGATGACAGAACAGACGAAGATCAAATCGGCGCTAGTTACGATGAGCTCGAATGGGCCATGACGTTTACAGGAAAGGAAAGCGACTTATCTGATAGGAAAAAAATAGTTTTAAGGATTTATCGAGAGTTCAATACTAAAAATAAACATAAAATGAACCCTATACCACTATTCAAGCAATGATAAAGGATATTAGCGTTTTTGGACTAGGTAAACTAGGAGCCAGCATGGTTGCATGCTTGGCTAGCAGAGGATTCAATATAATAGGTGTCGATGTATTATCTAAATCGGTAGCTTCGCTGAATAAAGGAGATGCTCCGGTTCAAGAGACCGGCCTCGACGAACTAATCAAGGCTAACAAAAATTTAATCAGAGCGACCGAGAATGTTCAAGACGCGATAAACTCCTCAGAAGTTAGTTTTGTAATAGTGCCGACGCCAAGCGATTCTAGAGGAGCTTTTGAGATTCAGTATGTCGCTCACGCTTTTAAAAATATAGGCAGAGCCTTAAGAAATAAACAAGGCTACCATTTAGTGGTTTTAACTAGCACTGTTCTTCCGGGATCAATGAGACACGGACTAATTCCAGTTTTAGAAAAAGAGTCAGGTAAAAAATGCGGGAAAGACTTTGGGGTATGTTATAGTCCAGCGCTTATAGCAATTGGAACCATTATAAAAGATTTTCTAAACCCGGATTTTAATTTTATTGGAGAATTTGACGAGAAATCAGGATCTATACTCGAAGATATATATACTCGCATGACTCTAAAAGAACCCGCAATGCGAAGAATGTCTATAGAGAACGCTGAAATAGCAAAGATAGCATTGAACAGTTATATTACTATGAAGATATCTTTTGCTAATGTTATTTCTGAGCTTTGCGAAAAAGTCCCGTCTGGCGACGTAGACATAGTTACTCAGGCCATAGGCAGCGATTCAAGGATAGGGTCAAAATATCTAAAAGGAGGATTAGGATTCGGAGGGACGTGTTTTCCACGAGACAACGTTGCCCTTTCCTTTATTTGTAGTGAGTTAAATTCTAGCCATTCACTATTAGACACTACAGACCAGTACAATGATACGCTGTCCGATAGATTTGTTAAGAAAATATTACCCTATGTAAAAAAAGGAGAAACCGCAGCAGTTCTCGGTTTAGCTTATAAGCCCCTTTCCCACATAGTAGAAGAATCCCAATCCATACTATTAGCCAAAGCTTTGTCCGACGCAGGACTTAGAGTTATTGGTTATGACCCGCTAGCCGCTGATGAGGCTAGGCCCGTACTGCAGTACCACACGCTAGTTGAGGATAATTTAGAAAACGCGCTCAAAGACGCTACTATAGTTTTTATTGCTAACAACGATGAGATATTCAAAAAACTTACCCCCGAACAATTACTTTTAAATAAACAAGAAGTTAAAGTTGTAGATTTCTGGAGATGTCTCAGTTCAGATTTTGAAACGCATCCTAAAATAAAGTATATTCCAATAGGTAAATATGACAACTGTCAAACAGGTAAAGAAAAGCTAGAAGATCTATGGGGATAATTTCGTCGTGGAAAAAAGCTAAAACAATGAAAAAAGTTTTAATAACAGGTATACTAGGGCAAGACGGAGCCAACATGGCCGAGTACTTGTTAACTTTAGATGATGTTTATGTTTACGGCATGATGCGCCGCTCAGGGTCGCCTAACTATGACAACATAAAGAATTTCAAGGATGACAGCAGGTTCGAACTTGTCGATGGCGATTTGAGTGATGAAATTTCAATTAATAATTTATTTACGCAAATAATGCCTGATTACTTTATTAATTTTGGGGCTAATTCTTTTGTTGGTTGCAGTTGGGATATGCCGCTGCAAGTGTTTGACACAAATACATTAGGAGTAATTAGATGCTTGGAAGCAATTAGAAAATACAAGAAGGACTGCCGTTTTTACAGCGCCGGAAGCTCTGAAGAGATGGGGGACGTTGATTACAGCCCGCAAGACATAAAGCACCCAATAAAACCACGCAGCCCTTACGGAGCTTCTAAAGCTGCCGCTAGACACATAGTAAAAGTTTACAGAGAATCTTATGATCTTTTTGCAATTCATAGCATTCTCTTTAATCACGAAGGGATAAAAAGAGGAGAAGAATTCGTGACTAGGAAAATTACCAAGGGAGTTGCTCGTATTTCTCGGGCAATGGACCAAGGGAAGGAGTTCGATCCGATCCCGCTTGGAAACGTTAATTCTAAGCGGGATTGGTCTGACTCTGAAGATTTTGTTCGCGGAGTTTGGATGATGCTAAACCAAGAAGAGCCAAAAGAATATATTTTATCAAGTAATGAAACTCACAGCATAAAAGAGTTTGTTGAACTATCTTTTGAAGCGGCGGGAATAGAAGGCAGATGGGAAGGAGAGGGACTAAATGAAAAGTACGTTTGCTCTCTTGATGGCGACGAACTAGTTGTGATAAATAAAGATTTTTATCGTCCCGCTGAAGTAGAGCTTCTTTACGGAGATTCTACCCCAGCAAGAGAAGAGTTAGGCTGGTCTCCTGAGTATTCATTTAAAGATTTAGTTGCTAGAATGACGGAAAACGATATTCGACTAACTAAAGAACTTCGGTAGTAAAAGAAGATAAAGGTTCTTACTGAACTGAAGATTAATCAAACCGCTAATACAATAAAAGAGCGTATTATCTCGTTACTGAGTATTAGAAAACACAAAGTATAACTCTAGCAGAAAAAGAAGGTACTATTCCTTACTGAGCTAAAGTGAAAACAAACAGAGAAGTAACAAAATAGTTATTGACCATTCACCCCGGATGGTCAATAATTTTTTTATGGCGGCTAAAAGAAAGCGTAAGCAGACTTTAAACCAATTCATAATTAATAAATTTTTGGGTAAAGAGATATGGAAAAATAAAATTTTTATCGCGCGGGAGATGAAATTTACCAAGGATTTGATAAAAAAATATCCTTTAAAAGCATTCTGGCAAGCTCTCCCTCCGAAGTTCGATACGGATAGTTTAGCTTGGTTCATAGGCGCACAAGGCAAAACCTACTTGGAAATAGAGTATGCGAAATTTAAGCTTGACTTAAAAACCCCTCCCAAATATGATTTAAACGACGCCAAGCAAGGCGAAGATAAAAAGGTAGAAAGAAAACTAAGAAGCGTAACAGATTTTATTAAATATGGCGGCAAAAAAGAAAACGAATCCTGAGCAGTTCAACCCACAAGACCAGATCAGAAGCTATCTGGATGCTCATAAAGACGAGCACTTTAATTTCGAGCAAGAGCCTCATTATGTGGTTTCAAGTGGCAGCTTACTCTTAGATACTGAAATGTCTGGAGGCATTAGACCCGGAATACTTAGGGCTTCCGGCGTGTCAGAAGGCGGTAAAACTTCATGCGCGTTATCTTTTGCTAGAAACTTCCAAGATACCATAGAAAACGGTATGGTTGTTTACATCAAGTCAGAGGGCAGGCTTTCGGCAGAGATGGTTGAAAGATCGGGAGTAAACACATCTGAAGATAAATGGTTCGTCTATAAAAGTAATATTTTTGAGAGCGTCCTTCAATTAATGAGAGAGCTCATTATGAACAACCCTACAGATTGTAGGTATTTTTTCATCATTGATTCAATGGATGCGATGGTTCCCAAGAAGGATTTAGAGAAAGGTTTTGATGACCCTGATAAAGTTGCTGGCGGTTCAGTTCTAAGTTCAACCTTTTTGAAGAAGATGGCTCTCGGCCTGTCAACTAAAGGTCATATTTGTTTTATGATTTCTCAGGTCAGGAGTAAAGTTAGCGTAAATCAGTACGAAAAAACAGACCCCAAGCTAACCAACGCCTCAGGAGGCAATGCCTTGTTGCATTATTCTGATTGGATTCTTGAGTTCCAACCTCGTTTCGGCGGAGACTTGATCCCAGCGAAAGCCGACAAGCCAGAAGGTCACATGTGCAAAATTACTTTCCGCAAGACAGCTAACGAAAGAACTGGCGAAACCGTTCGGTATCCAATCAAATACGGCAGGACTGGTGGTAAAAGTATTTGGGTAGAATACGAAGTGTATGGCTTTATGGCTCAGTGGGAATTCTTAGAAGGTAAAGGAGCTTGGATTATTATCAATGATTCTATTGTCAATGAACTTAAGGAAAATGGCATCGAAATGGAGCAGAAGCACCAAGGTAAAGATAACTTTGTTAAATACTTAGAGCAAAATCCAGACGTTACTAATTTCCTTTTTAATAAATTTAGAAATAACCTGACGATCAGATAGTGAAGCTGTACGACATAAAAGGAAGATTAGTCAATAAAAGTGTTTCTAAATATAGAGTAGACTGGGAAGGTAAATGTCGATCTAATATACAGTTTGAAGTCAAACAGTTTTTCAAAACCTTTTGGTATGGCCAAATATGCTATGAAGAGTTCCCAGTATACGGAACACGAATGAAAGTAGATTTGATAAATATGACCAAGAGGATCGCGGTTGAGACCCAAGGGGCGCAACACGAATCGTTTAATAAGTTTTTTCATAACAACTCTCGTGCTAATTATTTGAGATCTATAACGAGAGATTATGATAAAATAGTGTGGTTAGAAAACAATAACTTTAAAATTTTAGAAATATTTGAAGAGGATTTAGCATCTTTATCGAGAAAGTATATCTTAGATAAATTTGAAGTATCCATTTAAAATAGTGTAATATTTAACATGACAACGCAGGGAACAAGAATACCAGAGTCTTTATTGGATCAGTTAAGCGAGTGGTCTTGTGGGGGGTTTATGCTTTTCAATTTTGATGAACATGGTAATCCTCAAGTATATTCAAAAGCAGAGGATGAAAGAAATGCAATGTCTTTGCAATATTTAGTTAGCCATTGGTCGGAGGCAATGGAGAACATGAATTCAGATAGTTTTACCCATAATTTAAATCAAGCATTTAAAGAAGACGAGGAAGGATACGAAGACGATGAGTGATACAGGAATAAATGATTATTATCCAGAAGAGGTTCCACAATCCTTAGTGGCAGGAGAGGCCGCTCAAACCGATGCGCCTACCGCACCAGAACCAGTAGAAGATTTAGGTATTGATTTACCCGATATACCGCTACCTGACGATGACCCCGTAGAAGATGGCGTAACAGACACATTTGATGATGCAGCATTCAATTTCGCAGTAGTCGGAGTTGGACAAGGAGGCTCACGGCTTGCTGAGTCTTTCTGGAATTTAGGGTACAGGCGTGTCGGAGTAATAAACACAGCCCAGCAGGATTTATCTCTGATTAAAATGCCTGATGCAAACAAGCTTTTAATTGGTGATGGAGGAGCAGGAAAAAACCCAGACGCCGCTGATGAAGTATTTCGTACTCGCTATGAAGACATTTTAGATTTTCTTAAAAAGACTTTTGGTACAGGCTATGAAAGAGTTTTAGTTTGTGCTGGAGCAGGCGGAGGAACCGGAGCAGGAGGAGTGGCTAGAGTTTTAGAAATTTGCCATGACCTCAATCAGTCTTTAGGTAAAGAAACAAAAGACACGGACGCTAAAGTAGGCTGCATACTCGCGTTACCAACTAGAGGAGAAGGCGTCAAAGTACAAGAGAACTCTAAGAAGACTGTAAGCAAAGTTGTTGATCTTCAAAAAGCCGGAGTAGTTTCTCCGTTGATTATTCTTGATAACGAAAAGATTAAACAGCTTTACCCCAAGCTAAGCGTTAATCAATTTTGGAGCACGGCTAATAATAGCATTTGCTCTGTATTCCATTTATTTAACAAAATATCCGCGAAGGAGTCTGCCTATACAACTTTCGATAAAGCTGATCTAGATACTATATTTTCTTCCGGTATTATAATGTTTGGAGCTACTCCAATTAAGGACACCTCAGAGACAGGAATCTCTTACGCCGTTAGAGATAATCTCCGAAAGAATATTTTAGCAGGCGTTGACGCCGCAACAGGCAACGTCGCTGCTTGCGTTATTATAGGAGATAAAGAATCTCTTGATAACATCCCTCAATCTAGTTTAGAGCATGGCTTTGAACAGTTAAGCAGGATGATGGGATCTAATTCGACTGTCCACCGTGGAATTTATGCAGGGGCTAAAAAAGGCTTGGCTGTTTACACGGCAATCGGAGGCCTTCAGGCACCAGATAATCTCTTCGATTATTTCTTCAAAGTTGACCGCGTTTACAAATAAATAAATGCCTATATTTTCTAATCAGGTCGAGAGGCACGTACTCTCCGGAATCCTGAGGCATCCTGAAGTAGTTTCTGAGATAGACTCCTTTGTAAGCGCTGGAGACTTTTACCACGATGTTCACCAGACTATTTTCTGCGTAGTAAGAGATGCTGTTCTCGCAAACGAGAACGTCGATAGCGTCTTGATCGCTACAAAGATACTTAACTTGGGGATATCAACAAAGGACGATATTGAGATTCACGAATACCTCAGCACTTTAGCTTACGCTCCTATAGCTAAAGAAGCAGTTATAGAAGCCTGTAAGCAACTCGTTAAAGTTCGGATAAGAAGGGAGCTTTGTGAAACAGGTGAGAGATTAGTCAACCATACTAAAACTTGTTCAAACGATGACTTAGGTGAAATAATATCTAAATGTGATTCTATATATAGTGAGAAGGTGTCTAGCTTTAGCTTTGGTGATGACCCCGAAAACGTTTTTGACAACTTAGAGTTTAAAATAGAAGAAAGAGGAGATAATCCTTCTGATGACACTGGGCTCTCAACAACTTATAGCGAGTTTAATAGACTGTATGGAGGACTAAGAGATGGAAATGTTTACGCTATAGTTTCGCGTCCTGCTCAGGGCAAGACCACTTTTATCAATGACTTATGCTTAGGCGCTGCGATGAAAAACAACGTGCCAGTATTAGTTTTAGATACCGAGATGACCACGGAAGAAATCCAGTTTAGAATGGCCGCGGCAAATACCGGAGTCCCACTGTGGTATCTAGAAACAGGTAACTGGAGAAAAAATAAAGAGATGGTCACCAAGGTCAGGGAATGGTTTAATGATCTTAAGAAGCATAAGTATTACCACTACCACGTTAGAAACAAAACCGTAGATGAAGTATGCTCTATGATAAGAAGGTGGCATATGCAGCACGTTGGCAGGGATGGTAAATGCGTTATAGCCTACGACTATGTAAAACTAACTGGGGAAAGGGTTGATAAGAATTGGGCAGAGCATCAAGCCATAGGAGAAAAAATAGATAAACTAAAACGAGTAGCGGAGGAAATAAAAGCCCCACTTGTTACAGCTATGCAGATGAACCGCTCTGGAGAAATGCATAACAGAAACTCTTCCTCTTTAGTTGACGATAGCTCAGCTATATCTCTTTCAGATAGGCTTCAGTGGTTTGCCACATTCGTAGCTATCTTTCGCAGAAAAACGTTAGACGAGATAGCTTTAGACGGAGAAAGGTTCGGTACTCATAAATTAATCCCTCTTAAAACAAGGTTTCAAGGCAGAGATGCCGCTGGTCACCAAGACCTAATGAGACGTACCGTAAGGGAAACTATAAATGGAAGAGAAGTCACTAGTGAAAAGTTTATAAATAACTTTTTAAATTTCAGGGTTGAGAATTTTAAGGTTAGCGAGGAAGGCTCTTTAGGTGACATAATACGCCATGAAGAGCAATCATTCGATATCCAAGACAATAATATAGACGACGACTTCAGCTTGTGAGTGACGACATAAAAGACATCTTAACCGAGATAGGATACAATCTCCGTGATTGCGGCAATGAGTATAGAGCCAAGCCGCTTTACAGAGACTCGGATAATAATAATGTTTTATGCATTAAAAAAGACAACGGCGTTTGGTTTGATTTTAAAACTAATAAATATGGGAGTCTGGAAGAATTAGTTAGGCTTACCTTAAAATTAGAAGATATAAGTCAGGCAAAAGACTTCATAAAAGATAAATTTAACTTCGAGAAAAGAACTCGGGTAAAAGAGAAAGTAAAGTCTCAGCAGACATTCAATAAAGATAATCTTCAAAAGATAATAAAAGACCATTCCTACTGGAATAAAAGAGGAGTTTCTTCCACTACCTTAAACAACTTTGAGTCTGGAGTGATGAAAGATGGCAAACTTAAGGACAGGTATGTATTTCCTATTTTTGATAAAAGGGACAGAATGGTTGGAGCCGCAGGAAGAGATATAACAGATTCATCCCCTATAAAATGGAAACTCTTGGGGGAAAAAAGTTTTTGGGTATATCCTTTCAAATATAACAATACTTATCTTCGAGAATCCAAAGAGGTTTTTTTAATTGAAAGTATAGGAGACATGTTATCCCTTTGGGAGGCGGGTATAAAAAATACTTTAGTTCTTTTTGGGCTGAATGTCTCTGCGAAAGTAAAAGGGATACTAATGTCTATGGACATAAACAGGATCCGTATTTGCTTAAATAACGATGCCGAGAATGGCGCAGGGAACAACGCGGCCGAACAGATAAGAAATAATCTTTTGAATTACTTCGACGAAGATCAAGTATCTATAGACCTGCCGCCTAAAAATGATTTTGGGTGCATGAACATTTCAGAAATTAACACATGGAAAAAACAGTTAAGAGCGTAAAAGAAAAAGTACTCTCTGCCTCGAGAATAAAGACCCTAGAAACTTGCTCTTGGTCTTACTGGTGCAACTACCACCTTAAGCTTCCACAGAAACAAAACGAAGGAGCTTTGAGAGGTACTGTTTGTCACTTGGTTTTCGAAATGCTTGTCAAAAAGAAGCATAAAAAACATTTTGATAAGATATTTAAAGGTAACTCAATAAAGAGAAGCCCAGCAGTATTTAGAATGGTAATGAAGCACCTAACTCAAATGGAAAACAGCTTCGATTTACCAATGACCAACGAAGAAAATGTAGAGCTTGTAGATGACATGATTGTAGTTGGATTAAATTGTGACTTTTTTGGCTGGGGAGGCAAGGTGGATAAGCCAGAACACGAATTCCTTCTTGAGAACAAAGATCCTGAGTATAAAATAAGAGGTTTTATTGATAAACCAATAGTTTACAAAAAGGGTAAAAAAATTAAAATTGTAGATTATAAAAGTAGTAAATATAAATTTAGGGGAGAGGAGCTGCACTCAAATGTTCAAGCGATGGTTTATACTTTGGCAGCCCAGCAGGAGTGGCCAGAATATTCACCTACTGTAGAATTTCAGTTTTTAAGACATCCCCGAAGCCCGCTACAGCAATTACAGTTCAACAAAGATCAGCTTAGAGGTTTAGAGTATTACCTAGCTCATACATTTCAAATAATAAATAACTTTACTGAAGAAACGGCCACGACTAACTACGCGGCAGACACAAAGAAAAATGCTTGGCTCTGCAAAATAGGAAAATGGAGATGTCCATACATCGACCCTTACCCTTATTTTGTAATAGTGGATGAAAACGGTGAAGAGATAAATAAATCCTTAAAAAGATCCGAGCTTCAGAGTAAGCTAAAAGACGGTCAGAAAATCAAAAAAAGAAAATACGACGGTTGCCCGAGGCACAAAAGTTCTAGTGAAAATATACTTGACTTGTTTACCTGAAAACCTGTATCATTTCACGCATGGAAGAGGTAATACCACTTTTTAAAAGTCATTACAGCCTTGGGAGATCAATTCTTACCTTGAATCTACCCAAGGAAGATGATGATTTAAGTTCTGATTCTGTTTTTGACATAGTAAAAGAATCAGGCATGAAAGAGGTTTATTTAGTGGAAGACAGTATGGCTGGCTTCCTTGAGGCATATACCAACGCAAAGGAGGTAGGTGTTAAGTTGATCTTCGGATTGCGGCTAACTTTTTGCCCTGATCTTTCTGATAAAAGCGAGGAAGGAAGAGCGAATTCTTTCAAAAATATTATTTTTATAAAGAACGAGAAGGGATACAAAGATCTTATAAAGATATATACTCGCGCAGCTCAAGACGGTTTTTATTATGAGCCCCGCATGGACTTCAGAACCTTAAAATCTATGTGGACAGATGATTTACTTTTAGGAATTCCTTTTTATGACTCTTTCCTTTATAATAATAAATATACTAACTCTCAGTGCATTCCTAATTTCTCTTTTGCTGCGCCAGTATTCTTTATTGAAGACAATGACGCTTTGCTAGATGAAGATTTAGCTGCCTCAGTTATAAATTTCTGTAAGGATAAATATGAGGTCGTAAAATCTAAAAGCATTTATTACAAAAATAAAGAAGACTTTTCTGCTTACCTGACTCACCGATGTATTAATAAAAGAACTTCTTTAGATAAACCTAATTTCGATGGAATGTGCTCAAATGAATTTTGTTACGAAAGTTACAAGGAGGTAGTAAATGGATAGTCATTTAATAAGGTTCCAAGAGAAAAAATTTCTTTTTTTAGATTTTGAAACTTTTAATTTAGCTCTCCACGATTCTCTGAACCTGCCATGGCAGGCCGCTGCAATATACCTAGAAACAAAGAATAATGGCAACGGAAAGCTAATCACTGAAGAGATATGTAGGCATGATCTGTATATAAAATGGGACACAGATTTAAAAATAGGTAAAGAGGCTAAGAGGATTACAAATTACTCAGAGACAAGGTTCAGGCAAAAATGTATTCCCGAGCAAGAGGCTTTTGATGTGCTTTACAAGTTGACCGAGGGATGTGATTATATTGTCGGGCATAATGTTTTAGGCTTTGATATCTTTTTGTTGAGAAATTGGTATAAAAAACACGGAAAGCCTCATAGGCATTTGCCAAATAAAGTCCTAGACACTTTAGCCATAGCGAGATCAATAGCACTTGACCATAGCTATAAAGGGAGCGAGTGCCCTATCTTAGATTTTCAAATGAAAATGATAAATACCAGAAGAAAAGGTATGAGAACTTCTCTCGGGGCACTAGGTAAATCACACAATATAGAGCATAATTATGCAAAACTGCATGATGCTTTAGTTGATTTGGAGCTAAATATAAAAGTTTGGAACAAGTTGAAATATCAAATAGATTTTTAATTATTTGTATTAGGCCTATAATTAAGTATGCCTAGTTTAGATTTTGTATACGATTTAGTTGAGAAGCTTGAAGAAGATAATATTGAATATCTTGTTTTAACATTAAGGCAAGGAAAGACGGAAGATAAAGTAGATGTATTTTTTAACATCAATTCAGAATCAGAAGATTCATTTATTGCATCCGTAGATAAAGTTAAGGACGTAGTTAAAAACACTAAGGGGAAAAATGCCAGCGCAAAAAGAAAAAGAAGGAAGAAAAAAGAATAGCTTTTCTTCAAAGTTTAAAAATTTCGAATTAGACCTTCACGGGGTTAGGCTTCCTAAGTTCCACATTGAACCGAAGTATATCAAGCAGTTCGACTTAAAAGAGAACATAAATACTTATGACTTTCTGAGAGAGATTTGCTTGAAAAGATTCGCGGAACTTGGATTAGACAAATCAGACAAAAAAGCCACTTACATAAAAAGAGTTAAGTATGAACTCTCTATTTTACAAGAGCTAGACTTCACAGAATATATATTGCTAGTCTGGAAGGTCGTCACCTACTGCCGAGAAAACGATATACCATTGGGTTTGGGTAGGGGATCAGCGGCAGGAAGCATGGTGTTGTACCTGCTACAAATAACCCAAATAGACCCCGTAAAGTACGATTTATTCTTCGAGAGATTCGTATCTAAAGCTAGGGCAAAAAAGAAAGTCGTTGATGGCATTACATACCTAGACGGCTCTTTAATGTGTGACGTCGATGTTGATGTTTGTTATTACAGGCGCCAAGACGTACTGACTTATCTGAAAGAAGAGTTTAGCGGCAATACTTCCAAAATCCTAACCTTGAATACCCTAAGCGGAAAGCTCGTTATGAAAGAGTGTGGTAAAGTTGCAGGAGGCAAGGAGGAGTCCGAAATGAACGGCGTTACAGCTTTGATACCTAAAGTATTCGGTCAGGTTAAAGATATAACAGAAACTTACGAAGAAGTTCCTCAGTTTAAGGACTGGTGCGACAAAAACCCTAAAGTTTATAAAATAGCTTTAAAAATCAGAGGACTTGTAAAGAATAAAGGGGTGCACCCTTCGGCTATGCTTTTGTCTCACAGCAACCTAGTTGACAGTTGCCCCTGCGAACTAGACTCTAGCAAAGAGCCGGTATCATCTTACGACATGGATTGGTCTTCTATGTTCAATGTGAAGCTTGACGTTTTGGGATTGAGAACAGCTTCAGTTGTGGATGCTTGCTGTAAAATTCTAAGAGATACTAAAGGTATAGACATAAAACCAGACCAAGTAGACTTAGATGATCCTTTTATATATCAACACCTTTTTGACCTAAAGCAGCGTCACGGAATATTCCAAGTAGAAGCCGATGCTAACTATGAAGTATGCCGCAAAGTCAAACCCAAAAGCCTAGAGGAACTTAGCGCAGTTCTCGCGTTGGCAAGACCCGGCGCGATGCAGTTCGTAGATCAGTTTGCTAGTTATACTAATAACGACGTTTACGAAGCTATACATCCATTTTTCGACGATATATTAAAAAGCACTGGTGGCGTTTGCTTGTACCAAGAGCAAATGATGAAAATGGCCCACAAGATTGGGTTTACTCTCGATGAAGCAGAAATCCTGCGTCGTATCGTCGGCAAGAAGAAAGTCAATGAAGTAAAGAAGTGGAAGAAAAAAATTAAAGACAAGGTCAAAGAGAATAACTTGGATAAAGAGATCGGAGACATTCTATGGAAGGTTCTCGAGGATTCTGCCAACTACTCTTTTAATAAATCTCACTCGATATCTTATGCTTCTTTGGCGGCTATAACTATATTTTTAAAGTTTAAGTACCCACAAGAGTTCTTCTTAGCGCTGCTTCAAATGACACGGTTTGAGCCTGACCCCATGACTGAAATATCCAAGGTTGCTATGGAGTTGCCAAAGTTTAACATAAAGCTTCTAGGGCCGCACTTGATTAAATCGGAGATGGATTTCAGCGTAGAAGGAGCTGACATAAGGTTTGGCCTGACCTCAATTAAAGGCATTGCCGAGAAATCAATACAAAAACTGCAATCTTTCAAAGATCAATACGCCACTAAGTTTGAAGTTTTCCAAGGAGCTAACGAAGCCGGTATAGGTATTGGCATCTTATCTTCATTGATTCAAGCGGGCGCTTTAGACGGAACTTTCAACAAGCCGAGAAGCTATATGGTCGCAGAGGCTCAACTCTGGAATCTTCTCACAGATAGGGAAAAGAAGTATGCTTTTGATGTGGGGTCTTCTAAAAACTTCGACTTAAGGGAGATAGTCTCCTTGATGAATAAAGAGCTTAAAGACGAAAAAGGCAAGCAGATCATAAAGGATTCCCGCCTTGGAACGATAAGAAAGCATTTCGCGCCTTACAGAGAGATTTACAATAAAAATAAATCTAATGAAGGCTTTGCCAACTGGTACTATGAAAACGCACTGTTAGGATATACTCACGGCAAGAAGCTGAAAGAGGTTCATAGCGATTACTCTCATTTAAATACAATAGAAGAATCGCTTGACAAATCAGAAGGCCAAGGCGTAAATTTCATAGGCACGGTTCAAGATACGACCTTAACTAAAAGTAAAAAGGGCACTCCCTACTTTAAAGCAGTGATAAAAGATGAGTCTGGATTGTGCTCAGTAATGCTTTTTACAAACAAGCAAAGAGATAATATTCAGATTTGCAGAGACGCTAACGGAGGCGAACTTCCCGCAAAAACAAGCATTGTCATAGTAAAAGGTGTGCGTAAAGATGGCGATGCGATATTTGCCGACTTGATAAAAGTTCAAGATCAGAAAATTTACATGAAGTTGAGCGAAATAAAAAAGCTTGACTCCATAACCCGAAAGAGATAAAGTAAGTTCACTGATATGATTCAGTTCTATAAACCTAATGCAAAAAACACAGGCTCTGCCTGCTCGTTTTCTTACAGCAAGAAGGACAAGGCCCTCTGGGTAAACTTCGTCCGTCAATCCTCTTGGAACGACCAGACAAAAACTGGCACATTCAAAGGGGCTTCGCCTGAAAAAAAGGCGTATTCAAAGTTCAGCGTGACTGAGCTTGCGGGGTTGGTTCATGCTATTGAAACCAACGGAGAGTATGGCAACTTTCACGGAAATAAGGAAAGGAATACTACTTTTAAGTTTTCTCCTTATGTTCGCGACGGGGGCCAAGTAGGTTACAGCTTCTCTTTGAACCAGAACAACTCTCAGGAGAATGTTAAAAAGTCTTTTATTATTGGCTTTAACTTCGCTGAGGGTCGGATGTTAAAAGAATATGCTCTAACGGTACTGAAAAATTACTTCACTGATAGCATCGAATCTAATCAGTTTAGTAATGGAAACCAACAAACCGCTACAAAAACTGAGGAAAAAGTTGAAAATACTCCTTCGAGCCAAGATAATACCCCAGAAGATGATGGTATTCCTTGGTGATGAAGAAGCTTTTATTTCAAACTGATTCTAGTTTAGCTAAAACGGGCTTTGGCAGAAATGCTAAGGCCCTTTTATCTTATCTATATAAAACAAAAAAATATGAAATAGTCCAGTATTGCTGCGGCACTTCTTATTCGGAGCCAAGCTTACAACGGACCCCTTGGAAGTCTGTAGGTACTTTGCCCGATGACCAAAACGAAAGGCATCGCATAAGCCAAGACGCTGGACAGGCTAGGATAGCTAGTTATGGCGGCTATTTAATCGACAAGGTTATAAAAGAGGAGAAACCTGACTTTTATTTTGGTGTTCAAGATATTTGGGGGACGGAGTTTGCAGTAGATAAACCTTGGTTCAATAAGATTAATTCTGTTATTTGGACTACATTGGACTCCCTGCCAATTCTGCCCACGGCAATCAAGAATGCACCAAAAATAAAAAATTATTGGATCTGGAGTAACTTCGCAACAAAAGCCTTAAATGAGATGGGGCATAAACATGTTAAGACGATGCATGGTTGTGTAGACGCTTCAAACTTTTTTAGGTTAGAGGATGAAGAGCGCAAAGAGCTTCGAGTAAGAAATAATATAGACCCCGATGCCTTTATTATAGGCTTTGTATTTAGGAATCAGCTCAGAAAGTCTGTACCCAATTTGCTAGAAGGGTATGCTAAATGGAAAAAGGAAAATAACCCGAAAAGAAAAACATATCTTTTATTGCATACTTACTGGAAAGAAGGCTGGAACATTCAGTCTTTGGCTAAAGAGTACGGGATACCTAAAGAGGAAATACTAACTACTTATATTTGCAAGAAATGCCTCACCCATGAGATTAAGCCTTATAGCGGAGAGGATCAAAACTGTAGGCACTGCGGCTCCGAGAAATCGCAAGTGACTACTAGCGTAGGTTTTGGAATCACTGAAGAGCAACTGAATGAAGTTTATAACTTAATGGACTTCTATTGCCACCCGTTTACCAGCGGAGGCCAAGAAATCCCAATTCAAGAAGCTAAATTTACAGAGCTGATAACCGCTGTTACTAATTACAGTTGCGGAGAAGAACAATGTGAAGAAGGTTCCGGTTCTTTACCTTTAAGCTGGTCGGAATACAGGGAACACCAGACTGAATTCAAAAAGGCCTCTACTTGCCCTATCTCTATAGCTTCAAGCATAGATGTTGTTTACAATATGTCTCCGGAAGAGAGAAAAAAAGAGGGCGAACTTTCCAGACAATGGGCTTTGGACAATTTCTCAGTAGAAGTAGTTGGAAAGAAATTTGAAGAGTTCATTGATTCTACTGATTGCACCGGATACGACTTTGAAGAAGATTCAGCAGATAGCCAGAAAAGAAACTTCCCCGAAGCTCTGATACCAAATATAGAAAATGATTCCGAGTGGGTTCTGGAATTGTATAAAAGAATATTAAATATAGAAAATCATGTTAATGATGATGGCTACAAAAATTGGATGAACGCGTTGGCAAATAAGGTGCCCCGCAAGCAAGTGGAAGGATACTTCAGAAAAGTAGCTAAAGATCATAATGATAAATTTTTTCCTACTAAAATAGAAGACTTCTTGGATAAAGATGACCAAGGCAAACGCATAGTTTATGTTATGCCCGATTCGGCGGTTGATGTCTTTTTATCAACGTCCCTTTTTGAATCTATAAAAGATAAGTACCCAGACTATAATTTGTATGTAGCAACGAAGCCCGAGTACTTTAAAATCTTAGATGGGAACGAGTACATACATAAAGTTATAAAATACTCTAACCAGTTTGATAATACTTTATTTTTAGAAGGAGTATCAGACCATCAAGGATTATTTGAGATAGCTTTTACACCTCATCTTGTCACCCAAAAGTTAAGCAACTATATCCATAACGGAAAAGATAAAATAAATAAGAAGTCATTATGCACATTCTAGAATCATACGCTTTACAGAATGATTTAAAAATCGCGAAGCCTCATGTCTACGAGAAGTTTTTTCCTCTTGCTGTAGATAAATATATAACTATAGATACTTCGGGGCTAGGCACAGAAGCGATGCGGTATAATCACTGGCAATTAGTAGTTGATTTGATACAGCCAAAGCTTGAGGAGCTAGGAATCAAGATAATCCAAATGGGAGAGAAGGACTGCAAGCCCCTTGACAAATGTTATCTGGCTATAGGTCAATGCGACTTTAACCAAAAAGCATATGTTATAAAAAACTCTTTAGTTCACGTTTCTTCTAATAACGAAACTTCGCATATAGCCTCTGCTTACGATACCAAACTAGTGACACTTTACCCTCACAACTGCCACGTATCACAATTTAGTCCTTACTGGAGCAATAAAGATAGATCTTGCCTGCTTCAAGAGAAGGTAACCAGTAAGCCTACATTTAATCCCTCTGAGAATCCTAAGTCTATAAATTTAATAACGCCTGAAAAAATAGCGCAAGAAACACTAGCCTTTGCCGGTGTTCACACCTTCGCGCCGGAATTCAAAACAGTGAAAGTAGGCTCTTCTTTTTATCAACCTAGGATAGAGTCAACTCTAACCCACTTGATCGATACTAAAAAGCTTTCTGTCTCATCTTTGATAGTGAGAATGGATTTAAACTTTAACGAAGAGAATTTAGCAAAGCAGTTAAGCTCTTGCCCCTGCTCAATTATTACAAATAAAGCTCTAAGTCCTTCTTTGATAGACACTTACCACAAAAGAATCGTAGAATTAGTTTACTACATAGAAGATGACAATGATCCAGAGTTTGTTAAAAAAGTAAAATCGAAGTCTATAAATTTTCTACTCAGGACAAGAAAAGAAGGAGAAGAGTACGCGGACATAAAATTAAAATATTTAGATTTTCCAATGGTTCACCAGATAAAGAAAAAAACCAAGGAAGACTTCGAGGATCTTAAAGATAAAAATAATCTTTATTATAAATCAAAATATTTTATCATTCATAATAATAAGTTTTATCCCTGCACCTCTGCCTTAAGGAGAGGTATTCATGCTAGCGACAGAATGGATCACCAAGCTAATGAGATAATAAATGATTCCCTATTTTGGGAAGATCATGAACATTTTTATTTTTTGGCAAAAAATTAGTTGACTGCACTGCCCCGAGTAGATTAGTATTTACCTCCTTATGGGAACTAAGACTGTAAATGAACCACCTAGCATCTTTAAGCGCAACAAACATGGGCTGCTAGAAGATGAAAATATAGATTACCAGTTTGGATCTGACGGTTCAGTTGACTGGAGGAAGATGATCAAGCCCGAGTTCTTGGTCGCTAACAGGGACAGGACTGACGAAACTGATATTTCCAAGCTTGAAGACAATGAGCTGATAATTCTACTTGGCGGCCTTAAAGATCTAGCTAACATAAGAGGCTACCAGTCAGTGACTTACAGAGTTCACGAAGCTTCTCCAGAGTATGTATGTGTTTCATGTGCAATTACATGGATTCCCAATTACGAAACGGAAGGCGAAGACCCAATCGTTTTTGAAGCTTTGGCAGACGCAGGTATTAAAAACACTGAAAGCTTTGGTCAGATGTATTTAGCGGCCATTGCAGAAAATAGAGCTTTCTGTCGAGCGGTACGCAACTTTTTAAGAATCAATATCGTAGCTAAAGAAGAAATTAAAAACGTGAAAATATCTACTCCAAGCCCAACGAGCAATGCAGCTTCTCCTGATTTATTTTTGAAAAAGCTGATGAAGGAGAAAAAAGTAAGCTTTACTGACATCAAAGCTAAAATGGTGACCGAAAAAGTTGACGGCGCTGATGGCTGGGATTCAGTTAAGGACATTCCGCGTCTTAAAATGTTTGAAATCATTGAGAGGATGCAGAAAAAGAAAGCTGCTAAGTAAAAAGAGGGTAAGGCTTCCTTCCTGATTAGCAGAAACTCCAAAAGCTAACCCACTGAAAAAGCGTATGACGTCGCTATTGAGGGATTAGTTTTAACAAACGTCAAACTTTAACAGTAAAAGAGGGTTGTTCGCGGGTTCTCCTTCCTGAGTTAAAGTAATTCCAAAGAGCCCGCCGTATTTAAATGAAGTTAGATAGATATACAACTGAAGGTAAGAAGTTTATCAGCGAAGAGAAGCGTACCGGCAGGCTAATTGAAGCCGAGTATGGCGTCCGCGTGGTGCATACAACTTACGACGCAGAGAAATTTGATATATTTATCAATAAAGGCAATGAGCTAACAGGGATAGGCGAAATAAAAACGCGCCCATATTTCAACAGAAAGCTAAAGACCATGTGCACTTTGGACATGTTGAGGGACAAGGGCTATTTAATTACTGCTGAAAAACTTGATATTTTACAACAGCAGAGCCGTATATACAATGTATATGGTTATATTTTTGTAAACCTTCCTAACGACAGAAAAGTTCTTTGTTTCAAGGTATGCGATAAAGAAGGAAATTTTTTATTGAATTACGATACTAAAGAAACTAAAACAAGATATAGCTGTAACGATTACAAGGGAGACACGAAAAGAAAAAATGCCTTCCTGCCGATAAAAGGCAACTCTAACTTTACTTATTTTAACTACTAATGAAACCCATGAAAACAGTTTTAAAAAGATGGGGAGAAGAGCTCTGGATAGTAAATGATAAAGATAATAACTATTGCGGCAAAATACTTACTATCAAGCCGGGACTAGGAACTTCTCTTCATTTTCATTCAAATAAACATGAGACTTTTTACGTTTTAGAAGGTAGTCTTGAGCTTACATTAGTAGATACCGAAACTACTGTTGAATCGATAATATGCCTCGAAGAGGGCGATGTTCATGTGCTAGACAGAAATATCCCTCATAGACTTGAATCGGGAACAGGTGCTAAAATTTTAGAAATAAGCACTTTCCATGAAGACAGCGACAGCTATCGCATTTTAAAATAAAATTAATTATAAGCAATATGAAAAATAGTACTGTATTACTATGGTGGTTCCTTTACATGTTAGTAGGAACTTTAGCGGCAATGGCTGGCGGATTTGTATTTGGATTCGTAGCTGGACTTTTATCATTACCCGAGCTTCCAATGTTGGTAATTTTATTTCCTGTCTTATTCTATATTAACTTTGCCGTTTATAGATGGTCAGTCAATAAGATTATAGAATCTTAAAGCTTAGCGCCTAAAAAGGAAGTAAAAGGTCTTCACTGAGCGTTAAGTTCACTCAAACCTTAAATATGGGCCTTTAGCTCAGTTGGTCAGAGCATCCGACTCATAATCGGCAGGTCGTAGGTTCGAGCCCTACAAGGCCCACCACGCCCCGATGGCCGAATGGATAAGGCAACAGCCTTCTAAGCTGTAGATTCTAGGTTCGAGTCCTAGTCGGGGCACCAAAATTTTAATATGGAACAAGAATCTTTGAATAAAACGTGGTTCATAGACATCGACGGAACAATTGTGTATCACATGAGTAACCAAGAGCTCGATGAAGCTATTAGAACCATGGGCGATGAAAGTCATTGGTTAGAAAAAGCAATAGACAAAAGCTTAAAATTTATGAGCTCTATCCCCGCTGAAGATACTGTAGTTTTAACTACAGCTAGGGACAGGAGACATAAAGAGCATACCCTAAAAATGTTAGATCATTTTGGCGTCCGGTACGATGAAATCATGTTTGATTTACGCTCTGGCCCAAGGTACTTAATTAATGATATTAAGCCTATTGGAACGGCTGGAAACTCAAAACCCTTGAATACAGCTCACGCCATAAATGTTGAAAGGGATAAAGGCATAGGCTTTGAACCTCTTCCTTGAAATAACGATAAATAACTGGAAAAGTAAGTTTAAAAATTTATTTTTTAAGCAAGTGTGCGACTGTTCAGTTTGCACAAGAAAGCGTAGAGAAAAAGCCGGGGATTGCCCCCGGCTTTAATCTTTGCTCTACCGTCATCTCAAGGAGGAGATCTTACCTCTTTTTTTTGATAACGTATTTTGCGCTTGGTTTATCTTACTCGGAGGTGGGGGCGCAGACCCGCTCTTTATTCGAGTAAGCTTTAATAGCTTTATTAGCTATGTTGATAGCGCCTACTTTATGCGATTCATTTTCATAATCGCAGTTGAGGCACTTGAAGTCATCCTTAACCCTGTTTTTCGGGCTCCTGTGGCCGCACTCAGGGCACTGTTGAGAAGTATAGGCCGGGTTTACTATCTCTAGCGGAAACTTGGCCTCAGAGGCTCTGGATACCCAATATATTTTCAGCTTATCTTGGGAGAATGTTCCATTCTGCTGGCCGCTTGCGACATCGTCATGGGCGAACCCTAACTTATTGTCAAAACAGAACTTTTCTATACGTTTAAGTATATCCAGTTTGTTTATAGCCTTTTGAAGCTTCTTATGAGCATCTTTCCAATAGAGCCTTAACCTCCTTCTACCGTCGCTAGTGCATTTAAACACTTTGCCCTCAAAGTCAGGATGATCAACTTTGACCCCCTTACCTCTTCTTTTATCGGGCATGATATCTAAAGTGTCATTAATTGCTTTCTCTATCTTTTTTATCCTAGACTCCGCAGCGATGATTACTTCCGGCTTTTCATATACCATCTTTCCGTCGATAGGCATATTAAAAGTCAGCCAGTCTTTTGCGCTTTTGTTTATGTCGATCGCAAAAAACCCTTTAGCCCGATAAGCTTCCATCTCTTGGATTTGTACTATTGGAATAATTTGCCTGCACCCAAACATTACATTTGCCGCAAAGGTTACTGACTTCAACTCAGAGGAGGGCTTGTTTTTCTTAGCTGACAGCTTTTTGAGCCAAAGATCCTTATGAACAAGAACACTTCTTTTGTCTTCTATGTTTAATTTGATTACGTTGTTGTGCAAATCCCTTATGAATACTGCGTTTTCGCAATCACAATACCTAAGATAATTCTTCTTAATATTGATGGTGTTCTTTTTAAACTCCACATAATTAGGAAGCTTCTTGTTCCGCTTCTTGTAAGATTGGTATCTGTTAATTACCTGCTCTATAAGTATCGTAGGCAATCCTTTGTTTTCGCAGTCTCCCCAGATTTCCTTAAACCAATCCTCGCTGTCCCGCATGTAGGTTGGTGTTATCTTTTCGTTTTGAGGGGTCCAGATGTACCCACTTTGGTTGCACATTTTATGCACAATACCCAAACGGCACTTTTGTCCTAGAATCTTTGCTGTTTGTCTAACTTTCAGCATTAATTCTTTTTCAAAACTTTCCATCAAAATTTTGTTTTCGCCAAGGGCGACGTACCTAAGTTTGATATTAGAAACTCGTTGATAATCTTGAGGTAGGGATTCGTTAGAAGCAGAGCTAACTACAGACTGGGCTAATTCTTCCGCTGCTTTGTCGGAAGAGCTGCCTTTGGCAGCGACTTGAGAAGCACTTGTATCAAATAATTCTCCTTGTTCAGTTAATTGTCCAATGTTCATCTTGGTTTTGCCCTTTAGGACGAGCAGTCCGATGCTTACATGATGAGAAGCGCAAATATTTTTTTCTAAAAAAAGTTCTCTTTGGTGTAAAATATTTCAACATGATTGTAGATTTGACCTCCCAAATAATCGCAGAAAAAGAGAAAAAGACTTTAAATAAGCCTTTTCGCACCCCGGGCGGCCCTAAAAAGTTTTCCGTTTATGTAAAAAACGAGAAAGGCAATGTCGTAAAAGTTAATTTCGGAGACCCAAATATGGAAATTAAACGAGACGACCCCAACCGGCGCAAGAATTTTCGCGCTCGCCATAACTGCGATAACCCCGGGCCAAAAACAAAAGCCCGGTATTGGAGCTGTCGCATGTGGGAAGCTAAAAAATCTGTTACGGACTACACCAAGGGGTCTTTCCAGAGCTATTATGAGTGGGATGGAGAAACTATTTTTGATTTAGATGAACTGATTCAATACAATCCAGCTTTAGCTTTTGTAGATGATGAGCCGGATGAAGATGAAGATTGCGGTTGTGGGAACGATTGCGGATGCGAGGAGGCAGAGGCCGCTCATAATATGTCTAAGTACAGCTTTAATAATCCCGGAGAAGCGATGAAGAAGGCGAAAGAGATGGGCTTTGATGATATTCATACCCACGGAGATGGGGACGATGCTGTTTTTATGCCGGGGCCGAGCCACGAAGCCTTGATGAAAAAATTACAGCATTCAAAGGCTAGCATAAAAGCGTATCTTGTTGCTTATGAGATGTCCGAAGAGGAATATGATGGAGTAATAGGTTTAGAAGATTCTCTAGCTGCAAGACCCGGTCGCAAATCAGGAGCTCAAACCCCAGCGAAACCTAGCGAAAGAAAAAAGGGCTCTTCTAAAAATAAACCCGGAAGCGCAGGGGGGAAAGGTGGCAAGATAACTTTCTCAGAAAAAGTCTTGAATTCTTTGAAAGAAAAGGTTAGAAAACATAACGCAAAGAGTAAAAAGAAAGTGACTCTAGGTCAACTTAAAAAAGTCTACAGAAGAGGGGCGGGCGCATTTTCAACATCGCATAGGCCCGGTATGACTCGCGGAGGATGGGCAATGGCCCGTGTTAACATGTTTTTGAAAATGAAACGAGGCGGTAAGGTAAAAGACTCCTACCGCAAAGCAGATGGTGATATATAATGGGAACTAAAGAACAAATACAAGATACAATAGAGCTTCTAAGTCAACTTGATATAAGGGCTATGGATGAAGAAGCTAGGGAAGAGGCTACCTACATTGTTAATGATGTAATAATCTCTCTCGAAGAATTGATAGACTTGATACCACGTTAGTTTGCAAACATATTTTAAAGCCTTCGAGGGGGAGGATATTGACATCGATAAGCTTATTGCTTTTTTAAATAAGCATTATAATTATTCTACGTCAATACAGATACTCTACTCTAAGGAGTATTTAAAATGGTTTTTTTCTAACGCCGGGATACTTGGAGTTATTGAAAACGATAAGCACTGGCTCTCGCTTTTCTGCCTTGGCGACTTTACGCTAAGGTATGACAATAAGCAGGGAGCCATTTTTTATGGCGGCCCTATTTGCGTTCATAAGAGATACACATTCACGGGCCTAGCCCAGAGAGCGGTCAAAGAAACCATACAATATTCAAAATCTAAATATAAAATCCCTGTCTTGGGTGCAGGGACGGGAGGCGTGAAAAAAGACAGAATGTTTCAAAATTTTGGAATGTTTTTGTCTAAAAAGCTTAACCCGCCAAAAAATAAATGTTTTTCGTCAAATAATTTATATTTATGCGACGATTCAAATTTTCTTAAAAAATTTAAAACTGATCAGGGTTTTGCTTATTATTACTTCCAAGACGTAATCCATGAACAAAGCAAAGAAAAATGGCTAGTAATCCCTTCTTATTTCACTCTCGGATGTTGGAAAACTTTAATTTACGAGTGTTCCCAGTCCTTAAAAAATAAATTTGATAAAATATTAATTTTTGAGAATCTGGAAAGAAAAAGAGATGATTTGCGCGAGATAGGCTTTGAAGATTTGAGCTCTTACCACTTGTATATTGATTCTCCCGTAAGTTTGCCGAGATATTTTTTGTATTATAACCTCTTTTTGTATTAGAATTAATACATGTATGAGTATTCTGCTCAAGTTTTGCGTGTCGTAGATGGCGATACCGTTGACGTTCTAATAGACTGCGGCTTTTCCACTTTCAAAAAGGAAAGAGTCAGACTTTATGGCATAGATGCTCCCGAGAGCCGCACTAGAGACAAAGAAGAAAAAATAAGAGGCTTAGCGGCGAAAGAACGACTAGATGAATTGATAACGAATACAGGGGGCAATGTTGTCATTAAAACCGAGTTGGATAAAAAAGGAAAATTTGGCAGAATACTTGGCGTAATCTGGGACAAGGCCAAAAAGAAAAATTTTAATAATATGCTCGTATCAGAGGGTCACGCTGTAGAGTACAAAGGAGGTAAAAGATGACGCCAGACACTTTAGCAAAAAGAGTTTTTTTATGCTTCTTATTAGTTATAATTTTTATTGGTTGTTCCGGATGTCATAGTGTCAAGTGGGAGTGGTTACCCCAAGGCAAAAAACTAAAAGCTAATAAAGAAGTCCCCCGCTTTTCAGACCCGCGACCTTTTATTAACGGGAGCGAAACAGGCGAGCCCACCCCGAAAGGAATAACTATTATTAAAGGCAGCTTTTAATGAACATTGGTGTTATCAGTTTTGAGTGCCCACCAAATAATGATAGGGCTATCAGTTTCCCAAATAAACAAAAGTATTGCGACAAGCACGGCTATACTTTTCTGTCTTATACCGAATCCTTAAATGAATATTGTCATCCATCTTGGAGTAAAATACTATATCTAATTAAACATTTGCGGGATTTTGACTGGCTTGTATGGACTGATGCTGATACCTATATCATAAATTCTGATATAAAACTTGAAAGCTTTATTAAGAATGGTAAGGAGTTTATTATACAATGTGACACCGAGGGAAATTATACAGCTATTAACGCAGGAGTTATCTTTGTAAAAAATTCTCAGTTCTGTTATAACCTTTTAAAAGTATGGTGGGAAACACACACGATGGAGATGTGTAGGAGCCTCAATAATGATGAGTGGGAACAGCTTGGACTTAAGTACATCATAGGCCAGAAAGGCGAGAAATATCAGGATATAATTGATGCTATATTGGACGATAAAACAGGGTTTAATGTTATACCGCAGTTTACAGATGAAAATACTTTTATAATGCACGCTAGAAAGCCGCATAAAAACATAGAAGATGTTAAGCATTTGATTTTTTAAAATGAAAGATTATATAAAAAAAGCCTTGGATGAACTCGCAAGCATTAGACCTCAAATAAATTTTGATAGTGAGGCGGCTAGGATTCAGATTGCGGAGCATGTCGCTCACTGCATAAAAGAATCTTTAATAGAGGAAACTAAAGATAGGTGCGTTATCTGCGGCTGTATAACAGAATACGATAGATTTGATCATATCGATAAGAGATACTATTATGTAGAGGGGGCTGGGCAGGTTTGCCCGGACTGTTACTAGCAATTCCATAAAATTAAGTTTAATGAATGTTATTCACAATATTTGGTTTGGGTCAAATAAAACAACATTTAACTTCTACTTCGATAGCGTTAAAGAATTCTTACCCGGCTGGTCTATAAAAGAATGGTCTGATTCGGACTTGCCAGAAATAAAAAGCATCGCCGAGAAAATAGATAAAAATTTACTGATATGTTTTGAAGAGTACGCAAAGTATCCAGTAATACTTTCTGACGTTTCTCGTCTTTGTATACTTTATAAATATGGAGGGATTTATAGCGACTATGATGCCGCTTTTAGGTCTTTTTTTGTTAGAGATTTAATTAAAAAAAATCCTAGTAAGCCTTTTTTTGTTATCGAAAGATATATTTCTAAAAAACAACAAAAAGCTACAATTAATCTTAGAAATAGAAATGGAAAACCGGAGGACAGGCGAAGAATTGTAAATAGCCTCATTTACGCTCCTAAAAATAACCCTATTATTTTAGATATTCTAAAGGAGATTTCAGTCAGGCTCAAAAGAAGGATAAAAATAAAAGAAGCTTACGATATTCTTTGGTTATCCGGTCCTGATGCTTTTAGCCATGTAATAAATCGAACTTCTTATAATTGTAATTTACTAGAAGAGAAGTCTGAGCCTCATTTTGGAGGAGGTAACTCTACTATATGTGAATTTTTTAGCGGGCTTGGCGAAAACCATTGGAGAAAACAAATAAATTCTTTGGAGACAAAAACCTTAAAGAAAGAAAATCCGCCTCCCCAATCAGGTTCACAAATAAATATAGTATATATTGGTAGGTTCAGCGGCCCTACAGGCTATGCCAATGCGGTCAGGGGCTATTTCAAAATACTGAGCGGTCATTCAGAAATATCAATAAAAGTTATAAATTTTACAGGTGGTGATTATGGAGAAGAGCCGCATAATTTGAAAAAATGTTTGGTTAAAAACCTTAGATGTATTCCTGATAAATATATTGCATTATATCAGATAGAACCGGGAGAGAGGCTAATGCAGGAAGCAACTAAAAGCTGCGGGTTTGATATAGCGCAAGTCATCAATAACGCAACTAAAAAAATAGCTTTTGTAGCTTGGGAGCCAAAAGGGATCCCTCCAATATGGAAAACTTTTTTTGATAAATATTTTGATGAATTAATAACGTTTTGTAATTTGCAAAAAAATAATCTAAGTTCGGTTACAGATAAGCCGGTTCATGTAGTACCTCACTCTATAAACTTAACAACTTCTACCCAAACAACTAACTCAAATAAATTTAGAATATTGTCTATGTCGCAATGGTCAGACAGAAAAGGCTTTGATATACTTATACAGGCCTTTTTATGCGAGTTCTTTGAAGAAGAGAATATTGAACTTACTATAAAAACCTTTGGGCAAAAAAATCTACCTTATGAAAAGTCACGAGCTTTAGAGTCTATAAAAAACTTTAAGCTTAATTGTATGCGTTACAATCAATTACCAAAGTGTCAAATTAAATTATGGTGGGGAGGGATAACATCCAAACAAATAGACAACCTGTACCAAAACATAGATTTGTATGCGACCACGACGAGAGGGGAAGGGTTCGGACTTACAATAGCTGAAGCTTTAATGAAGGCTAAAAGGGTCGTAGTTCCTGAACAAGGTGGCCATCTGGATTACATACATGAAAGTAATTATTTTATCAAAAGCAGGTGGGAGTCTTTAAGGTGCGCGGGTTGGAGCCGCAATTATTCCTCTGAGATGAAATTGGTTGAACCAGATTTTGAAGATACTAGATTACAGTTAAGAAAAGCTTATGAAGACTTCACAAATAAGAAACAAGAATGGGCAAATAAACAAGAGGTCAGCCAAAAATTTACAATGGACTATCTTTCGGAGAATAAGATAAAAAATAGTCTAGAGAGAGTGTTGGGTATAGAATAGAGAAATGACAAAAAAGGAAATTATAAGTTTTTGGATTCTTATATTTTTATGCATTGTATTAAATTGTTTTTTGGCCGCTAAATATTTAGTATGATTGAATTAGCGTTACAAGTTACCTCTGGGTTAATAATCTTTATAGCATTCATGTTTGCTTGGTCGTCTACCTTATTAGTAGAAGAAAAAAAGAAAAGAAAGAAGGATAAGAATAGCGACAAATGACGTATAAAGAACTAATATTCAAAATGGCAAGAAGAGGGATGCTAAGCCTTTCTAACGACAAAGATGGCCGAGGACTCTTCTGGATGGGTATGAGTAACATGGAAGCCCTTGAAAAAGAGTTTGATTGGAAAGATTTTGAAGGGGAGGATCCTCCTGAAAAAGAATATTATATAGACAAGCAGGGAAGAAAACAGGAGAAGTGTGAGGATTTTGAATACAGACAATATCCATTCAAAGGTGAATCAGAAAACGCCAAATAAACACATATTTAGACGGACATTGGGAGAAATTCTTCTCAGGAAGATACTTATATTTTATTTTTTTTTAATCGTGGTGTATCTAATAACGGGATTGCAAATGACAATGAGCTCTAAAGACGTTCAAGACAGAAGAATGGTGGTTTGGTTAGGTGAGATTCCGCCGGGTAAAGAACATGAAATGAGATACCCTACTGAAGAAGAGCTTGAATTTTCTTTGTATCTAATGGATCATTTGTCGGATGAAGAATGCGCTAAGATGACGGAAGTAGAATATAGTGAATTTGAAAAAAAAGCGATGAAGATAGTTAAAGAAAGATTACAAAGTGAATTGTGAACGAAAAAACGCCAAATAAACACATATTTACCCCACGCGAAGGCCCGACTCCTTCCCACGAGGAAAATTTTACCCCTCATTCTGACATGCCTTGGCCGTTAATGAGTGAATGTGTTGATAGAGACTCTGAAATTTCAATTATGAATCAAAAAAAGCCAAATAAACACTTTACCCCAAAAACTCGAACCTTTACTTTCGATGATGAAAAGAATGATTGGATAGGAGATGACTACCATAATTTTTATTTTTTTGAAGGGGATGATGCCAAGGTAATTTATCATTATTATGAGGATGAGAAAAGGCAAGGTGAGCAGGAGGAATGATAAAAATTTTTTTTATGAAGCTAAAATTCTGTTTTTTTAGCACATAAAAATTTTTTTTTTGCATACCAAAAGTTTTTCAATTTTAGGGGTTGACACGGTTCCCCGTTTAGCTTATTCTGTTTCTCGGCATGATTACTACATCCAAACAGACAACGCTAAAACAGTCCGACGATTTCAAGTCGGTATCCTTCGGGATCAAAGAGAGTGGACTCTCTCATATCTTCAATGTCCTGAGAAATCAGTTATATTCTGATAAGATTCTCGCAGTTATCCGCGAGTATTCTACTAATGCGGTAGACGCTCATATTGAAGTAGGCAAAGCAGACACTCCTATTAAAGTGACTCTGCCAACTCAAATGACCCCTGAGTTCAAGGTGCGCGATTTCGGGCGAGGTTTAACAGAAACCCAAGTGTCTGAGATTTATGCAATGTATGGTGAATCCACTAAACGAAGCACAAATGAACAAATCGGTCAGTTGGGACTCGGCTCAAAATCAGCATTCGCTTATGGGGATAACTTCGTAATCAACTCATTCGTTAAAGGCACTAAAACAACCTACAACGCTTTCATCGACCCATCTGACGTTGGGCAAATCTCCAAGATTCACTCTGAAAAGACTGATGAGAATGACGGCATCGAGATTGTCATACCAGTAAAGTCTGATGATTATGATGAGTTTTACAAGAAAGCTACTAGATTATACAAGTATTTCAAAGTTGTTCCTAATGTTCGCGGAGCAAACCAAGAGCAACTAAAGAATGATTTGAAACGTGATGAGGTTGTAGTTGGTAAAGACAACTGGAATCTCGTAAAAGGCGATTCCTATGCGGTTATGGGCAACATTGCTTACCCATTAGATTCTGGTGCGTTAAACATAGGTTGGCAGGATGATAAAGCTGATTTGATTTCGTCAGGAATTGTAATTGATTTTGCGATTGGAGACTTGGAAATCTCCGCTTCCCGCGAAGCGTTGCAATATACTGATGCTACTAAAAAAGTCATTACTAATAAACTCGATGAGATCATCAAAGCATTACCAAGCGTATTGGGCGAAAAGTTTGAAGAATGTGATACTTTATGGGATGTAAAGATTTTATATAATGAGGCTTTTCGGCATGGAGGTTTTGGTCAAAAGATTCGCAAAATAGTAGAAACCAAGGGTATTTTATGGAATGGTATCAAGGTTACTAATGGAACTTTCAGCACTCAAAAATGGAAATCTGAGAATCTTGAATTAAAACATTTCAGTAAGCCTAATAATTACGGGAATCGTAAGCGTGTTAGAGGCGAGGAATCTAATAACATTTATGCTAAAAATGATGTTTTAATAATTATAGATGACTTGCCTACGCATCACGGTAGACTGAATCGTATCGCACCTTTAGTAGAGAATTACGATAAGCGCGATGAGCAGCACAAGGATACTCCCGTATATGAATCTGTTTATTTGATAAACTTCCGCGAAAGTAAAGCCAAGCAGGAGTTTTACGACCAAACTAAATTTGACTTTCCTACAAAGAAACTGTCAGAGTATCCCAAGGTTATATTGCGTGATATATACCCAAGTAATTCAACCGTATCGGGTGGCACTAGCACTACTAAAAACTCAAAGCATAGCACCAAGGTTTTCTCTTTAGATGCGGAATGCTCTCATGGTCATTATCATAACTGTCGAAGTGATTTCTTTCAGTCTAATGAAGTTGATTTAGATGAAGGGGGAGTTTATGTCATCGTAGATAAATTCTATTGGGGAAATGACAGAGATGGGGATAATCATCCTGCATATCTTGTTAAAAAGGCAAACGCATTAACAAACATAGGTATAGATGTTCCTACTGTTTATGCGATGAAACCTACTGAGAAGAACTTAAAAGCAGTAGACGGCAAGCAATGGACTTATTTTGAAGATTGGGCGATTGAAGCGTTTCAAAACTATATCGGTGAACTCGGTTACGTCGAAGATTTATACTTCAAATTAGTAGCAGAAAATCATACCAAGTTATGCGACCGTCACGATGAATTTTGTGATGCGCTAATAACAATGAGTGAAAAAGATGATAGTTTTATTGATTCGCTTCCAGAGTCATTAGCTAAAACATACCTCACTCGTTTCCATGAAATGAATCGCGAAAGCGGAAGCGAAGCAGATAAAGAGTTATCTAAAATCAGAGACGCTTTCAATACGATTGGCAAATCAACCCGTGAATATGGGTATAGTTATTGCGATACCAAGGAAAAATTTGAAAAGATTAAAAATCCTGACACAAGAGGTATCCTAGACTATTGCCTGACTAAAGATTGGGATTGGTTGCGTGAACCAGAGCATGATTTGAATGCAATAAACGAGGAATGTCAGAAACGCTATAAGATGATTACATTGATGGATGACTCTAACTATAATTGGAGGAATCAAACCAAGTCTATAAAAGCAGCAAAAGAATACATCACCATAGTTGAAGCGACATATAACATTAAAAAAAAGATAGAAAAAACAAAGGCATCAAACGCTGATTTGCTTGCAAAGTTTCCAGAGAACATTTTCTTAAATGCTAACGCATAAAAAACGAAAGGACTAATATGTTACCATACATACTTACTGATAACTCGCTGACCATCGTAGTGGATGGTAAAGCACTCACGATGGAGAAAACAAATCCATCATTTAACGAGGCAACCAAACTTTTAATAGAAGAACGGTTTGATGAATTGCCTGACTTGTTCGACGTTCCAAAGGCAGTCGAAAAATTCGCAGATGGAAACATCTCTGTCTCCGATGGAGAAGTTCGCTATAAAGATGAGGTGATTCACAATCACGTTGTTGGTCGAGTCCTAGACTTTATGCGTCAAGGGCTACCGTATAAGCCTCTGGTGAGGTTTTTGGATAAGCTAATGGAGAATCCATCACGCCGAGCAGTTAACGAGTTGTATTCGTTCCTAGAACACAAAGCGATGCCTCTCACTCCTGACGGCAATTTCCTTGCTTACAAAGGAGTTCGCGAAGATTACACCGATTGGCACTCTGGCAAATTCCGTAATCAAGTTGGTGATGAGCATGAAATGATTCGCAATAATGTTTGCGACGATGCTAACATTGGTTGTTCTTACGGTTTTCATGCTGGTAGCTTGGAGTATGCCAAGGGATACGGCAATGGAGGTCATTTGATGGTTGTTGAAATCGACCCTCGCGATGTTGTTAGCGTTCCGCTGGATTGCGACCAGCAAAAACTCCGCACCGCAAAGTATAAGGTTGTTTCTCACTTTGAAAAGAAGCTGGAAGAACCAATGTGCGATGATTACGGTGATTACGTCGAATTAGACGATGAGGATTACGATGATAACTCCCATCAAAAAACAGCAACTTGGGCTAATGGTTTTGATGCTGGTTACGAGACAGCAAAAAAGGATTTAGTGGATTCGCTTTCCGCTAAAAAGTGATGTAGTAGTCATAACAAGATTCTGTCAGAGCATTTAGTCGTTTGAGTTTTCAACTAATGTAAGTCTCTGGCAGGGTTTTGACTGCTAAAAAACATTAACCGCAAACTAAAAAAAATATTTTTATGATTACTACTACAAAGGTCGAACACTTCTTTGAATCAATCAAAGACAGAGATATAGAATCCTACAACGATTATTGGGGAGAATTGAAACCTCAATCAAATAATGCAGCATTTCGCAGATACTTATTCGCCTTCATGTCGGTGCATACCAGTTGGAAGAATAACTGCAAGGGCTACAATGCAATCAAACAATTTGGAAAGTGGACACTTGAGCAAACCAATCAGTTAGAACTCTGGAATTATAATGCAGACACTTTATTCACGGCTATCGAATCTACTAGAGTTGGGATGCAGAATAACCGCACCAATTATATTGGGACTTTTAACGATGCTTTTTGGGACAATCCTGACGATTATCTTAATCCTGCTAGTGGCGAAGGATGGGCTGAGTGGCGCGATAGATTGGCTAAAAAAATTCTAGGATTAGGCAAGGCTAAAACATCATTTGCGATTGAAATGCTGTTCCCGCTTGAAGCTCAAGTAGTCTGCATGGACACTCATTTGTTTCAAGTATATGGGTTGAATCAGACCAAGCACTCCAAGTTGTATAATGAGATTGAAGCTGATTGGCTTGAGCGGAGTGAGCAACGAGGCATTGCACCTTACATGGCACGGTGCTTGTATTGGGACAAAAACCAGAAGCGTAAAAACTCACGTTATTGGAGCAAAGTTTTAGAAGCGTAATGTGTTACCCCGTAGGAGTTGAAATGAAAAAAGATGTTCCTCATTATACTTGCACCGATATCATATCAGATATAAACGCCGATGCGGTTTTTGCTGACGGTTTTGATGCAGCGATTATAGGTTACGATTCAAATTGCACGGTAGTCTATGATTACGATAAGTGCATGAAAATCTTAATGGAACGTGATAGCATGACAGAGCATGAAGCGCATGAGTATATGGAGTTTAATGTTGTCAGCGCATACGTTGGAGACTACACGCCGATATTTATACATAGATTAGACTGATGACTAAAACAAAATGCTATACTTGCGGTGAGCCGATTAAAGGCAAGTGGGACTCCACAATTCAATTAGCTATTGAAATGGGAGAACTGGAAGGTGAAGCAAAAAGTCGCTTCTTTTTCCATGATAAATGTATTAGATGCTCACCGAGTAGAGCGCAACATATAATTCACTCAGAATTTGTGCCTGTCAAAGACCGTAGAGAGCAGTATAATAAGTATTTTTGGGACAAGTATGAAAGAGTTAAGTATGAGAAACTATATACGAGTGCATGGGTAAGTTTACAAGAGAAGTATAATCCAACTTGGAAAAAGTAATGAAAATGATATACGGTAAAGCATCGAATAGGTTAAATGAATTAAAATCAGAATTACCTTTCGTTAAAAAAAGGTTTGACTGTTTAATCAATAGTATAGCGAGTCACAAGAATTCCTATACTGTAAGAATGGAAATTGGGTTAAGTAAGGACTTGGATAAATTGGAAGAAAAATGGAGAAGGAAGGCAGCGAAATCTGCTGGTTGGTTTGATAAAAAAGGTTAATCTCGATTGGTAAAAATAATTTTTATGAGTAGTAACAAAAAACAAACCGAGGAAAAGCCAAGACGGTCTTATACGTTAAAGATATACGTTGACAATCACGTTCCTCCTCCGAGAAATGCGAGAAAAGGTCACAAGTGGTCAATAGGTTTTGATGACCGAGGATATTATTGGACTAAAGTCATATCGGCAAACAAAAGAGAAGAAGTGGTAGAGCAAGTCCTTTTATGGTTTCGCAATAATAAGTGCAGGGCGAAAAAACGCTCCCCAAATGGAGGTATGAATACCGCTTTCAATGGTAAAAAAATTGATGAAGTTGCAGTAGTTTTTGATGACTATAATGAAGTATTCTATAATGATTTTATCAAAAGTCAGTTGCCAAAGTATAGACTACTCTCCCAAGATAAGATAGATGAGTTAATTGACAAATCCAGAGGTCAACTTGAGCAAATTGTAGATTTTGAAAATCATGTTTATGGTTGTATTCGCTGGAATAGGAAGTTTAGGAAAGCTAAACAATGGAAAGAAAGATTTGAAAAAACTCCTGCTCAGTTTTTATACAAAGAAGTTAAAACTGGTGCTTATTGGGCGAAGATACAAGTTCA